AGCCGGGCGATCCCCTATCAATAGCTGCTGAAGGGCAGCGCTCCCAGAAAAGATCGGAGTACGACTATGCCGCAACCAACACAGGGCGCTGTCCATATTGACGCAGCGCTATCGATGATCGCCACCGCCTATCTTCAGAAGGCGGACTCCTACATCGCCGATGTGGTTTTCCCGCCGGTGCCCGTCCAGCACCAGTCCGACAAATACTTCCGGTATCGCAAGGGCGACTTCTTCCGCGATGAAGCCCAGCAGCGCGCGGATGCCACCGAGTCGGCTGGCACTGGCTACAACCTCGACACCGATTCCTATCTGGCGGCGGTTTATGCGCTCCATCAGGATATCGGCGAGCAGATGCGCCGCAATGCCGATCCGGCCGTCGAGCCGGAAATCGGGGCGACCCGGATGCTCATGCAGAAGATGCTCATCAAGAAGGACCGCATCTTCGTCACGAAGTACTTCACCACCGGCCTGTGGGCGAACGAAGTCGCCGGCGCGGCCAATGGCAACGGCACCACCACCCGCACCTATTGGAACAATGATGCGGACGGCGATCCCTTCACCGATATTTCCGACGCCCAGACTGTGGTGCTGGAAAATACCGGCATGGAGCCGAATGTGCTGGTGCTCGGCTACAAGGTCTATAAGGCCTTGAAGAAGCACCCGCTGGTGATCGATCGCATCAAGTACACCTCGCCGGCCTATGCGGGCAAAATCACCCCGCAGCTCCTCGCCGAGGCCTTCGATGTGGAGAAGGTCGTTGTCTCCAAGGCGGTTTACAATTCCGCCGCGGAAGGCGCCGCTGACAGCTTCTCCTTCGTCACCGGCAACCATGCCCTGCTCGCTTATGCGGCGCCGGCGCCTGGCTTGATGGTGCCGAGCGCGGGGTATGTCTTCCCATGGGCGGGCTTCACCGGCCTCAACAACATGGGCGTCCGCGTGAGCAATATCCCGGTGCCGCTGCGCGGCCTGGGCACGGTCCGCATCGAAACCGAAATGAGCTTCGACATGAAGCTCGTCGGCTCCGATCTGGGCTTCTTCTTCTACAACATCACCAACAACTAAGCCGGGGCAGGCGGGGCGCGGCGGCTGAGCTGCTGCGCCCTTGCCCTCCTTTTCTTTCCGATCGCAAGAGGACGAACCAATGGCCAACCGCAACCAACGCGCTACCCCCGCGCCAATCCCCGCCGCCCAAGTCGCCGGCGCGCTGATCTGCAAATCCTTCGAGCTCCCGGTCTATGCACCGGATGATTGCCGCCAGCCGGGCAACACCGCCCGCGCCCGCGTCGGCCGCTATATCCCGAGCGACGTTCTCCTGCGGATGAAGAACCGCCGCGAACTCGAAAGCGCCGGTTATATCCGGCTGACCTCGATGCGGCCCGGCGGCGCCGATGGGAGCGCCCAGCTTGCGGCCGCTCTCGCCCGCTGCGCCGAGCTGGAGAAGCAGCTCGCCCAGGGCGGCGCTGCTGGCTTCCGCTATGCGATCCACACTGGCCTCGGCCGGTATGATGTAATCGAAGGGCTGCGCCTCAATCCGGCGCCGCTCAACAAGGAAGAAGCCCACGCCCTGTGCGCGGGCCGCACTCCGCCGGCGCCGGGGAAGTAAAGCGCCACTTCGCTCTCCCTCAACAACCACAATTCCAACGACAAAAGGAGATTTCAATGGCTTCCAATTCAGGCGTAATGCAACGCTTCAAGGGCAAAATCAAAGCCAAGCTCTTGCTGCTCTCGACGAGCGCAATCTGGATCAACGCCGGCGGCACCAACATTCAGATGCCGAATGTCTGGAGCAATGCCGGCGCGCCGGTTAACGGCGGCGCGGGCACGCTCTTCGGCATCGCGCTCCCGGGCGATCTGCTGGTCGATACGACCAACAAGAAGCTCTACATGAACACGAACACCAGCGTGTCGCCGACTTGGACGATCTTCGAGGCCGCTGGCGGCAATGTGGTGTTCTCCTCTGCCGATGCGCTGACCGCTCATGCCGGCGGCACGAAGGCGGCCGCTCTCCCGCTTGTGGCCAACATCAACACCATTTCGGTTTGCGCGACGGCGCTGGATAGCGTTCTCGCTCCGCCGGCTGGTGGTGGTGGCGTTGCTGTCATCACCAACAATGGCGCGGCAGGCTGCGCCGTCTATGGCGCTGTCAACGACACCATCAACGGCGTCGCCACCGCCACCGCCTATTGGCTGGCCCCGGGTCAGACGGTCGTTCTCTGGAGCACGGTCGCCGGCAAATGGAACGCCACGATCGCCTCGGCCGCTGCCACTTATCAGGCGCAGCCGGCCAATCCGACCGCGCCCAACAGCACCGCGGCCTTCACGATGCAGGGCATTGCCGGCGCCATCACCCCGAACAAGTCGGGCAAGGTGGTTTTGATGATCTCGGGCAATCTTATCAGCTCGGTCACCACCGCCGGCGACGGCATTCTGGCGCAGCTCTCGTATGGAACCGGCGCCGCGCCGGGCAGCAATGCGGCGCTCGCCGGAACGCAGGTTGGCAACATTCTCGAATACACCAACCCGGCGACGGTCGTTGCCGCCGATGTGTTCACGCCGTTCTCGATGCAGGTGGTTGTGACCGGGCTTACGCTCGGCACCGCCTATTGGTACGATTTGGCGGCGAAGGCGGTCGCCAACGCCTCGCATATCGGCCTGGCGAACTTGAGCGTCTCGGCCTTCGAGCTCTAAGCCTCCCAGCTCGCCGCCGGCCCTCGCGGGTCGGCGGCAGCTCAGCTTCCCGGAGATACTCCGCATGAAATCCTTCCGCAGCTTCTTCGTGGCCGCCCTCCTCATCCTGGGCGCGACCATCCCGGCGATGGCGCAGCCGGCGAGCATTCCGCTCACCACGGCGTGGCCGCCCGGCCGCTCGATCCTCTATTGCTACAACCCGGCATCGAGCCCGAACTTCACGGCGGGCGCGTGCGGCGCCACCGGCTTGCCGGTTTGGATCACTCCACAGACGAGCAACGATTCCACCGCCCCGACGCAGATAAGCTGCGGCACATCGGCCACACTGGTAGCCAATGGCGACACGGCCGCGATCCATCGCGAGCTCATCAACAATCTGGCGACCGGCGTCGTTTATTGGGGCAAGACCTCGGGCGTCACCACCGGCACCGGCTTCCCGATCCCTCAGGGCAGCTCCTACGATTTCACCGGCTATAGCGGGGCGATCTATTGCATCGCCGGCGCGCCGATCGTCACCGGCTTTGCGAAATGGTAAACATGAAAAAGCTCCTCATCCCGGCACTCGCGCTGCTGGCGCTGGCCCTCCCGGCCAGCTCGGCCGGCCTGAAGCAGGCCATCCCGGTCCCGGTCCCGAACAGCTTCATCGCCAACCCGCAAATCACGATCTCCACCCATGCCGTTGCGCTGGGCGGATCGATCAGCCTTGCGGCCGGCGATGTGTCGGGCTTGGCGCCGATCGCGACGAGCGGGAGCGCCTCCGATCTTTCCACCGGCACCGTGCCCGCCGCGCGCCTGCCCCTGCCGGGCGTCGCCAGCCTTGGCGGCGTCTTCTCCAAGGCGGCCGTCTCGCACAACTTCCTGACCTCGATCCTCACGGCCGATGGCAGCGTCGGCCAGGCGCGCCCCGCTTGCGCCGATCTTTCGGACAGCAGCACCGGCTGCGCCGCCACGCTCGCGGCGATCGCCACCAGCGGCTCGGCGACCGATCTGATCACCGGCACGGTCCCGGCCGCCCGCTTCCCGGCGCTGACCGGCGACGTCACCACATCGGCCGGCTCGATCGCGACCACGCTGGTCAATATCCCGGCCCTGAGCGGCGCCGCCCTGACCAGCCTCAACGCCTCGGCGCTGGCCAGCGGCACGGTCCCGGCCGCCCGTTTGCCGAACCCGGCCGCCACCACGCTGGGCGGCGTCAAGAGCCTCGCGGCCGTCTCCCATCAATTCCTTACCCAAATCGGGACGGACGGCTCGGTCGCTCAGGCCCAGCCCGCCGCGAGCGATGTGAGCGGCTTGGCCGCCTCGGCGACCACGGACACCACCAACGCCTCCAACATCACCAGCGGGCACTTGGCGGCCGCCCAGGGCGGCGCGGCCAGCCTGACCGGCCTGCTCAAGGCAACCGCCGGCACCGTCTCCGCCGCCCTCAGCGGCACGGACTACGCCCCGGCGACCTCCGGCTCGGCCATCCTGAAGGGCAACGGCGCGGGCGGCTTCTCCAACACCACGGCCGGGGTCGATTATGACCCGGCCACTTCCGGCTCCTCGATCCTTTATGGCAACGGGGCGGGCGGGAATTCCAACGTCACCGTGGGCGCCGGGCTGGGCTTCTCCGGCGGCGCGCTGACCGCCAATGTGACCACCGTCGCCGGCCGGACCGGCGCCGTGGTGCTCTCCTCGGCCGATCTGAGCGATGTGGCGACGCTGGCGACGCTTTCGGGCTCCCAGACGCTCACCAACAAGGGCATCAACGCCAGCAACAATTCGATCACCAATCTGACCACGGCCATGTTCGCGGCCAATGTGGTGGACAATGATCCGGCGCTGGCGGCCCAGAGCGCGACGCGCATCCCCACTCAGAGCGCGGTTTATAATTTCGTCACCAACGCCCTCAATGGCATCCAGTGGAAGCAGGCGGTTTTCGTCCGCACCACGGCCAACATCACGCTCTCGGGCGAGCAGACGATCGACGGCCAGCTCACCAGCGCCAGCCGCGTGCTGGCCATGGCGGAAACCGATCAGACCACCAACGGCTGCTATGTCTCGGCGGCCGGCGCCTGGACGCGCTGCGCCGACTCAACCACCGGGGTGCAGATCCTCTCCTCGACCTATTTCATCCAGAACGGCACGCTCTGGAAGAACTCCGCCTGGACGAATACCAACACCAGCGCGATCACGGTCGGCGTCACAAACATCACCTTCGGCCAGATCGCGGGAGTCAACGAATACAGCGCCGGCACCGGCCTCACGCTCTCCGCCAATCAGTTCGCGATCGACAGCACCGTCGCCACGCTGACCGGATCGCAGACGCTGACCAATAAGGCGATTAGCGGCTCCAGCAACACGCTCAGCAATATCGCCAACGCGTCGCTGACCAATTCCAGCGTCACGATCGGCTCGACCACGATCGCGCTGGGCGCCTCCAGCTCGACGCTCGCCGGCGCCCTGACCTTCAGCGGCGCGAACGCCTATGGCACGCCGGCCTCGATCACGCTGACCAATGCGACGGGCCTTCCGATCGGCGGCCTGACAGGGCTCGGCACCGGCGTGGGGACCGCGCTCGCGGTCAATGTCGGCTCGGCCGGCGCCCCGGTGCTGTTCAATGGCGCGGGCGGCACGCCCTCCTCGCTGACCCTGACTAACGCCACCGCCTGCTCGATCAGCTCCTGCGTCTCCAGCCTGGCGGCGGGGATGGCGACCTTCCTCAACAGCGGGGCGGGCGCGGATTTCTACACGGCGGTGGCCTCCGGCAAGACCGGCACCGGCAACCTCGTCTTCGCGACCAACGGCTCGCTGACCACGCCCACCATCAATGCGCCGAATATCACCGGCCATGCCACGATCGAGGGCGTCACCCCGACCGGCGCCAGCGGAACGGGCAACCTGCTCTTCTCCGCCAATCAGACTTTGACGGGCACACTCACCGCCGCGACCGCCAACTTCTCCGGCATCCTGACCGGCACGGCCCAGATGGTGGCGAATGCCTCCAGCTCGATCGCCTCATCCGCCTCGGCCACGCTCGATGATGTGGACGTTACCGGCGCGACCACCACCGTCACCGGCACCACGCACATCACCACGGCGAAGGGCTTCAACAAGTTCTCGATCTATCAGCCGACGATCACCGATGGCTCGGCCGTCACGATCGACAGCGCGGCCTCGCTCTATATCGACAACGCGCCGCTCGCCGCCGGCAGCGTCACAATCACCAACCCCTATGCGCTTTGGGTCGGTGCCGGCGCAACCAAGCTGGGTGGCACCCTTTCGGTCACCGGCCACACCACGTTCGAGGGTGTGACCAGCACGGGAGCGACGGGCACCGGCAATTTCATGTTCTCGGCCAGCCCGACCACTACCGGGACGCTGACGGCGGCGGCGGCGACGTTTAGCGGTCAAGTAGAATTTGACAACAATATCCTGAAAGGCAATGGCGGCTACACCACGATCTTGTGGAACCCGAATGGCGGTAATTCGACGGTCAGTATTGGAGGCGCGCCGGCTTCGCAAACATCTTACAATCTAAAGGTTTACGGCGCGGGTGGTGCAGACGGTTCTTTCTCGTCGGGGGCGGCAACATTCACTGGCACTATCGCAGCGCCGGCGGCAACCTTCAGCGGTTTGGTAACACAGACGATCAACCAAACTGCTGCGACCGAATTTAAAACCATAAATACAAGTTCAGGCGCAAATGCCTACGCTGGTTTCCATGCCAACAATGGCTCAACAGACAGCTATATGGTTCATTGGGGTACGGGCAGCGGCGGCACAGGACTGAATATCGTTGACAGCCTCTCTATCCAAACGACGGGGACGAATGGAATTGGGATTGGCACAAATGTTGCCGCACCGATCAAGCTATATATCAATGGCTTCGAGAAGGTTCACCTTGGCACTGACGGCAGCTTCCTCGTCGGCGGCACGACGAATACTGGCGCGGGGACAATTTATTCATCGGGCGGTGTTTTGATCGGCGCCACGACCTTTCCGACCCCAACAAACAAACTCTACGTTACGGGAGGCCAATACGCCTTTGGTATCTCTGACGGAACGTATGTTTTCTATCAGGGCACCGGCAACAATTTTTGGAAGCTCTACGAGGGCGGTGGCGCCGCCGTTCTTGAGGCTACTCAGACCGGATCAACCTTCAACATCACCGGAACCTACGGGACGATCTCTGACGCTCGGACAAAGATCAGGCGCGCAATGGATCAATCTGAGTATCGCAAATCTATTGCAGCGCTCGACCTTTCGGAGTTCGACCGCTACCAGAACATACAAAAAACCGGACCTTCCGAGCGTCGTTTTGGCGTCTTCGCACAGCAGGCTTATACGTCACTGCCGGCGGCTCTAAGATGGGCCGTTACCCCCCCGCAGGAAAAGAACGACCTATGGCACGCCGCCTCTGAGCCGTTCGCTTTCCTCGCTCTCTGGGGCGTCAAAGACCTCTACTCGCTTAAGGCGGTCGAGGACGGCCGGATCACGGCGCTGGAGGCGACGGTCAAGAAGCAGGGCGCGCAGATCGCCCAGCTCCAGGGCCAGCTCAAGGCGAGCGCCCAGCTCAGCGCCAAGGTCGAGGCCTTGACGGCCATCGTGCTCAAGATGAAGGCTGCGAACGACAATCCTCAGCCGATCCACGCCACCCTCCGCAAAGCCAGCTAACAGGAGCCTTTCCCCATGCCGAAAACAGGCGTTGAAGCTGGCGCACAAATCGGAACGGGCCCGACATTCTGGGCCCGCGTCGCCGGCAGCGTTTATTCCGTCATCAACCTCATGGCGTGGGGGCCGGATGGCTCCGAGGTTGTGGTCGATGATGCGCCAGGCTACCGCCTGCCGGTCTCTTTCAGCCCGGCCACCGCAACGGCTGGCACAGTGGATGGATCAGGCGCTCTCGTTGCCGGGGCAGCGACGCTTCCTGACCAGCCGACCGCCAAGCGCCGCTATGTGCAGAACCTCGATGTGGCCCCTCTGAGGCTGACATTCGACGGCGGCGCGGTGGTGTGGCTGGAGCCGGCCGGGGCTCAGGACTATCCCGGCGGCAAGTGGGACGATGGCGGCTCGCCCGCCTATCTCGGGGCCATCCAGCTTTTCAGCACGATCGCAACTGGCCACTTCGCGGCCGGCTTCTTCGCCTAAATGGCAACCGGCCCGATCTTCTTTTTCTTCTTCCAGAACTCCGCGGGGCTCCTCGTCGCGGTGACGGAAGCCGATATCAACTTCTTTACCGGCGACTCCGTTTGCTTCTTCTTCACCGTCCAGAACGGCGATGATCCGCCCGAGCCCGTCAATCTTTCGACCCTCGGCATCGCCTTCACGATCCAGCGCGATCTTCAAAGCGCCGCCGTCATCACCAAGACGGTCGGCGACGGCATCACGGTGGTTGGCGATGGCAGCTCTGGCCAGTTCAAGCTCATCCTGACCGCGGCTGAGACGGCCGCGCTCATGGCCTTCTACATCTACTCGATCCGGCTCACGACGCTGGACGATCAGGTGGCCACCAGCCAGATCGGCCGCCTTTCGGTGCGCCAGTCGCCGCTCTGGACTTATTCCGGCGATCCGCGCCTGTGCGCCAAGGACAGCGTGCGCTTCCTGATCGGCGACACGGTTTATAAGGATCAGCAGTTCACGGACCCGGAAATCCTGCACGCGATCAATCTTCGCTCCTCCTCCTATGGCGCCGCCGCCGTGCTCTGCCGGAGCCTGGCCGCCAAGTTCGCCCGGGAAGCCGATACCGTCGATCGCGACCTCCGCACCACGCTCAGCGCCCGGTCCCGCGCCTATCGGCAGGCGGCGATCGAGTATGACAATCAGGCGCTCCTCACCGGCGCCGGCGCGATGCCCTATGCCGGCGGGATCAGCCAGTCGGACAAGCTCCTTCAGGAGCTCAATCCCGATCGCGTCACGCCGCAGTTCAATATCGGCATGGACGATAACGAAATCCCGGTGTCGCAATCGGGCAACGAGACGCCGCCGATCTAATGCCGATCCGGGCGGTTCTCATCGGTGCGCGCGAGGCGATGGTCAACCTCATGGGATTGGCGCCGGAAATACAAACCCGGATGCGCGGCTTCATAGCCGACCAAACGCTCGCCCTCCGCGATGGCGTGAAGTCCAACATCCTCTCGATGTTCCGCACCGGCGAAGGGCCGATGTATAACGCCGTCCAGGCTCAAATGCAGGAAGAGACGGCCGGCCGGATCAGCGGCGTCGTTTGGATCGATGGCATCGCCATTCCCTACGCCAGAATTCAGGAGGAGGGGGGCGTTATCCAGCACCCCGGCTCCGACAAGTTTCAGGCTTTCTTCGTCGGCAATGGCGGGGGCTTCTCAGGCGGCATCCAGCAAGGCACGATGGTCTTTACCCGCAAGACCAAGCCGCACCCGATCCCGATCCCGGAGCACCCTTACATGCGCTTTGCGCTCGCCCGCCAGCTCGGCCCGTTCAATAACGGGATGCGCGCGATCGTCGATGACGTAATTCTGGGCTCATCGCTGGGGACTCGATAAAATGACGGCGCCGCGCGAGGCCATTTATCAGGCCCTATTCAAGCTGGTGCTCCCGCTTCAGGGCTTGCCGCAGGGAAAGCTCCTGGCCCCCAAGCCCTTCCGGCTGGTGACGCGGACCATCAAGGAAGTCCAGCGCATCGATCCGGCCGATCAGCCGATCTTGATGATGTACGAGTGGAATGAGGAGACGCTGTTTCAAGGCACCAGCCTCAGCTCGAAGAAGTGGACAACGATCTTCATCATCGGCGCGACCCACCCGCCCGATGTGCCTGGCTCCACCATTCTCAATCCGCTGGCCGATGCCGTCGAGGCGGCGCTCCTGCCGCCAAATCCGCAGGATGATGAGCAGACGCTCGGCGGCCTCGTCACCCGCGTCGTGGTCAAGGGCACAGCCGCCAAGGATCACGGCGACAATTCCACCAAGACAGACCAGCGCCAGTCGGCGTATTATCTTCCCGTCGAAATCATCCTTCCCAACAGCTAGGAGCTGAGCCATGCCGAACGATACCGACACCCAGACCGCCGCCGCCCCGACAACCGCGGCGCAGATCGATGCGTGGTTTCTGGCCAGCTTCTCCAACGGGCCGATCGCCCAGAACACCGAAACCTACAATCAGGCCTTCACGGCGAAGGAGAAGCTCAAGGCTCTCCTGGCCCCGAAGTCCTAAAGGCCGCCCGCAACCCGTTCCAACTTGAAGAGGATTTGAAATCATGACCGCAGTTAATGGCCAGAAGGCCTTCGCCGCCGGGCGCTTCTTCGGCATCAACAACGTGGTGGTGCCGACGCCGACGCGCTTCTCCGTGCCGCAGGATCAATCGATCGACTTCAAGCGCTCGGGCAAGTCGCTCTTCGGCGAAAACCAGCTCGCCGAGGATGTTTGCTCTGGCACGATGGAAATCTCCGGCAAGGTGACGATGGGCACGCTCAATGCCCGCATGTTCGCCGATCTTCTCTTCGGCGTGACGGGCGTGGCTGGCCAGATCAATATCGCCAACAGCGAGCTTCAGGCCATCCCGGGCGCTGGCCCCTATACCGTGGCGGTGACGAATGCCGGCACATGGACCGTCAACCTCGGCGTCCGCAATCTGACCACTGGCTTGATGATGGTCCGCGTCGCCGCGGGCCCCGTCACTGGCCAGTATTCGGTCGCTGCCGGCACCTATACCTTCGCGGCGGCCGATGCCAACACGCCGGTGGCGATCAGCTATCAATACACGGTGGCCACCCCGGGCGAGCTGGTGACGATCACCAATCAGCCGATGGGAAAGATCGGCAACTTCACCGCCGTGATGCAGTTCGTTTGGGGAACGGAACAGTCCGTGCTCACCCTCAACAACAACATCGCGACGGATACCGGCCTGGCCACCAAGCTGGACGATTACACCAAGCCGACCTTTGGCTTCATGTCGGCCGTCGATACCACCGGCCAGCTCGGCACCATGTCCTTCGCCGAAGCGGCATAAAGCCGTGGCCGTCATCACCGGCGCGATGCGCCGGCTCGTCTTTGAAAACGCCATCAATGGTGTCCCGATCGCGGATATCATGGTGGCGTTTTCGCTTTCGGAGCTGGAGGCCCGCGCCGCGATCGCCTTCGTCGGCAAGAAGATCGCGGAATATCGCTTCCGCCGGATGCAGCCGCCGCTCCGCTACGAGACGCCGATCGATATCGCGCTTAACCGCCACGCTCTTCTGGAGGCGCTCACGCGGCTCGGGGATAAGTACCTCGACAGTTCCTTGATAATCCCAAAGGTTGGGGTACAAGGAGTCGCGAGCGTTCCCGAAGCCAAGGAGGCGGCCCGAAAGGTCCGAGCTTTTCAATGAGTGAGCAGCAAGAGGAAGTTTTACCCGTCATTTATGGCGGCCGCGAATGGCAACTCCCCGAGCTGGGCGCCAAGCAGCTCAGGAATGTGCGGGCGAAGATCATCGCCATCACCGATTTTCTCGACGGCACCAACGCCGAGACGAAGGAAGGGCAGACCGCCGGCTATCGCTTCGTCCACATGCCGGACGCAATGTATGGCGATATGCTCGATGTGGTATTCTGGGGCCTGACCCGCGCCGAGCCCGAGCTCACCCGCGAGGCCTTCGACGAGCTGAAGCCCAAGGACTCCCAGCTCTTCGCCGCCTTCCTGATCGTGCGCCGGCAATCCGGCCTCTTCGTGCTGGTGCCGAGGAAGGCGCCAGATGCGCCCAAAGACGGCGACGCGCCCCAGGAGGGCGAAGAGCCGGGGGAAGTGCCCGCGCCCGTCGCTTAGAGCCTGAGTGGGATTGGGACGCGATCATCGCCCGATCCTGCCGATATTTCGGCTGCACGCCGGATTATTGGGAAGACGCTCTGACGATGCGGCGCCTGCGAGCTCAGCGAAAGGTTCTCGCCCAAGACCCGCCGCCCGAGTATTTCCTCGCGATGTATTTCGAGGCGCGCCTTGGCTGGCGTCGCCCAAGCACCGAGCCTGAGCCAGAGCCCCAAATCCCCGAGGCTGCAACACTCCCAGAGTTTGAGGAATAAATGTCATCCGGCGGAACGGTTGAAGTCAGGATTACCGGCACGATCGATCCCAGCCTGGCGGCGAGCACCGCTGCGGCGACGGATGAAATCAATGCGATGAATGTCGCGGCCGAGGCTTGGGGCGCCAAGCTCACGGCCGGCGCCGTCGCCGCCCAGAAAGTCGCGCCGGCAATTCAGGAAGTCGGCGACGCGGCCGAAGTGGCAAGCGGCCACATGGGGAAGAACCGCGCCGTCACCGAGGCGATGGTTATCGCCCACGAAGCGCTCTCCGGCCGCCTCTCCCGCATCCCCGGCTCCTTGATGATCGAAGTGCAGGCGCTGACCGGCGCCTCCTCGGCCATGCTGATCGCTGGCGCGGCCACGCTCGCGCTCGTCGGTGGTATCGGCTACCTGATTTATGAGTCGCTAGAGGCAAAGAAAAACCTCGACAATCTAGCCAGTGGCTTCGAGCTGACTGGCCGGGGCGCGACATTCTCCAAGGAAGAGGTTGCGCTCAATCTTGATTTGATGCGGCAGATGCCCGGGGTGACGAAGGACGCCGCGAACGCCTTCGAGCACTTCATCGCCACCCACGCCGATATCAGCGCGACGCTCGCTGCCGAAACAGAGCAGCTTCTTCCCGCCTTTATCCGCCTTTACGGCAAGGAAGGCCCGGAGGCGGTCGGCAAGCTGAGCGAGAGCCTGACCAATCTCAACATGGAGGGCTTCGAGAAGCTCGACCGGGAGCTGCTCAATCTACAGCCGCAGCAGTTTCAGAACATCCAGAACTTGATCGAGACGGGCCAGCAAGCGAAGGCCGTCTCGGAAATTCTGAAAGACCTCTTCCAGAATACCGGCACCTATGAAAAGTCGCTGGGCGACAAGGTCTATGACGAACTCCAGAACATAAAATCGATCAAAGCTGAGCTCGCCACTGTCGGGATCGGACCATCATCCGGGCAGACACAGCTCGCGCTTCTTAACCAGCTAGAGGCGGCCGAGCAACGCCTAGCGCAGATCCGCAAGGATGAGGCAACGCAGGGCCAGCAGGAGGCGGCCGCTGGTTATAAGGCCCAGCTAGAAGCGGCCGCGAAGATCAACGACAAGCTCACCGAACAGCAGACGCTCCAAAAGGAGTTAATCCAGCAGCAGGCCAATGCTGCCGCGGCCCAGCTATCCGGCCAGGACGCCTCGCCATTCCTTGCCGCCGCCCAGAAGCTCTCCGAAGAGCTCAACAAGATCGACGCGACGGCCAACGCGAAAACCCTCGCCGAGCGCCGCCGCTTGGCGGCCGAGGAGCTCGAAATCGCCGTTCTGGAAATGAACGACGAGGCGCGTACCAGCAAGGAAAAGGGCGAGAAGCTCATCGCCGAGCTCAAGCATGAGGGGGAGCAGGAAGACGCCATCCGCCGGCAGGATTTGGCGAGCACGATCGCGATTTCCAAGATCGGGCTGGAGGCCAAGAAACAAGACCTCGATCGCGAGGTTGCCGCCCATGAAATCACCGCGCAGCAGAAGCTCAAAATCGAGGAGAAGCTCGTCGAGGAAATGGCCGACCTCGACATTCTGGCCGTCAATGCCGATCTGCTCGCCAACGAGACTGATGTGGTGGCGGCCGACAAGGCCGAAAATCAGATCGCGGAAATCAAGGCTCGCGAGCACGCCGAGCTTGCGGCGCTCGGCCGGCAGGAAACAGACGATAACAACAAGGAGCTCAACAAGCGGACGGCCGATTATAAGTCGATGGTCAACACCATCACTTCGGCCGAGCGCCAGCTTGTGCAGGGCATCTTCTCCGGCCGCGGCAACCTCACGCAATCGCTGGCGCAGTTCGCCCAGCGGGAAGTCGAGGACGAGATTGCCTCGGATCTGGAGTATTACACCGCCAAGGTTCTCTACAATCAGCTCGGCCTCAATTCGGATGAAATGACGGCGAAGGGCGGCCTCCTCGTCCATCTGCTCACCGAAGGCCAGAAGACGGGCGCCACCGCTGCCGGCGAGGCCGCGCGCCTGGCCACGAAGGAAGCGGCCCATGCCGCCGGCGCGGCCGCCGATGTGGCGTCGGGAAGCGCCTCGATCCTCAATGATGCCTACAAGGCGGCGGCGGGTGCCTATTCCGCCGTGGTCGGCATCCCGATCGTCGGCCCCATCCTCGCGCCGATCGCCGCCGGCGTGGCCTTCACGGCCGTCTCGGCTTTCGATGTGCTGACTTCCGCCCAGGGCGGCTCCTACAATGTCGGCGGCGGCGGCCTCTATAACCTCCATGAGGAGGAGAGCGTCATGCCGCGCAACATCGCCGATCCCATGCGCGACTTCTTCGAAAGCGGCGGGGGCGGTGGTGGCGGCGGCGGGGATACCTACAACCTGCACGCCCATGTTCATGCGGAGACGCTCGACAGCGCCAGCTTCGCCGGCAAGCTGGAGGATCATGCCGACACGCTGGTTGGGATGCTGGCCGGCAAGATGCGGAACGGCTCCCGGGCGATGAAGGCGATGGCGTCATGAGCACCACCGTTTTCCCGACCCTCAAGGGCCGCGACATTACGATCGACCGGACCTCGATGTTCTCGACCCGCAAGCCGAAGGCGGTCAGCGGCAAGATCGTCTCGATCGCGCAATGGGCGTCGCCGCTGTATCAGTGGACGGTTACTTTCAACTTCCTCCGCACAGGCCTGTTCGGGCCGAGCACCTTCACCGAGCTGGAGCAGCTCCGCGGCTTCTTCGAGAAGCTCAAGGGCGCCTTCGATTCCTTCCTCTTCCAAGACCCGAACGACAATGTCGTAGTCGGCCAGGCGATCGCCAACACCAGCGGGCTGCTGGCCACCACCTATCAGCTCCAGCGCACATCGGGCGGCGCGACGGCGCCGATCCTCGCGCCCAACCTCGGCGCCACTTTCAACCTCTATGTGAACGCCGTCCTGAAGACGCAGGGGGTGGACTATTCGGTGACGGATTGGAGCTCAGGGACGCCGGGCCTCGTCACCTTCCTCGCCGGCCATGTGCCGGCGGCCGCGTTGCCGATCACCGCTGACTTCAGCTACTACTTCCCCTGCTCCTTCGACGATGACACGATGGACTTCGGCCGCTTCGGGCAGAATATCTACAAGCTGGACAAGCAAACCTTCACGAGCCTGAAATGAAGCTTTGGATTTTCAACTGCACGGACAAGGATCGGCAGCTCGTAAGCGCCCGCGTCGCGGCGCCGACTGTCATCGAGGCGCGCCGGCTCATCGGGAAGGCCTTCGGCAAGCCGGGCGGCATCCTGGCCTTCTTCGGCGAGGATTGCTCGATCGAGACGCCGGCCATCCTCTCCAGCATCGCCAAAGACGAGAAGCTCGCCGGATGAAGCCAGTCAGCCCGGAGCTCCTCACCCTCTTCGCCACCCGGCGCTATTTCCAAGTCGATCTTTGGAAGATCGATCTGGCCAACGGCGGCGGGCGGCTGCTCTACACCAATGGCGACGTCGATGTGACCGGCGATGGCGAGCTCTATTCCGCCGGCGGGCAAACGGGGCCATATTTCGATCGGAGCGGGAGCAAGGCGAAGTGCTCTTGGCGCGTCGGCACCGAAGTGGACACGCTGACATTCGATGTGATTCCCGGCGCCGCCATGATCGGCTCGCTGCCTTTCCTCCAAGCCTGCTATGAGGGGATATTCGACGGCGCGAAGGTCCAGCTCCTTCAGGCCAACATGCCGACTTATGGCGATACCCGCGTCGGCCTGATCCGCAAATTCATCGGCCTGATCGCCCAGCCCGATCCGATCGGCCAGTCCTTCGTCACCTTCACCGTCAACAGCAAGAAGCAGCTCCTCAACCAGCAGCTCCCGCGGAATGTCTATGAGTCGGGGTGCTTGAACAATCTGGGCGACACCGCCTGCGGCGTGAACATCAACGCCTTTAAGGAGAATTGCGCGGCCGCCGCCGGCTGCACGCCGAACAAGATCGTGGCGGCCAATGTCGCCGGCAACGCGCCGGCCGGGCTCTACAATCTCGGGATGGTGCTGATCACCAGCGGAGCCTTGAACGGGAATAAGCGCACGGTGCGGACATGCGGCGCCGGCGCGAATGCCAACATCACGCTTTTGAACCCGCTGCCTGGCGCGCTGGGCGTCGGCGACACTTTCACGCTTTATCAGGGCTGCGATAAATCCCTGACCGGCGTCAACGGGTGCCCGAAATTCTACAACGCCACGAATGTCGCGCTGCGCTATCGCGGACAGCCCTTCATCCCTCAGCCGGTGGTGGGCGTATGACCGAGGAGCTGGAGCGCGCGAAGCTGGTCGCCGAGGCGATCGAATGGCAGGGCACGCCCTATCACCCGGAGGCGCGCGTTAAGGGCGCCGGCGCCGATTGCCTGACATTCCTCGTCGGTGCCTTCGAGAACGCTGGGCTGATCCCGCCGATCGCCAAGCTGCCGCACTATTCAAAAGACTGGCACATGAACAAGCCGGAGCCCGGCAAGGAAGCCGAGGCCGAGCTCTACATGAACGCGATCCTGCGATATTGCGACGAGGTTGCCGCCCCGCCGGAGCGCGCCGTCAAGCCCGGCGATCTTGTGCTCTGGCGGATGGGCTGGACATTCTCCCATGGCGCGATCGTGGTCGAATGGCCCCGCGTCCTCCATGCCTATACCGCCCGGCCGGTCAGCTTCGAGGATGCGGACAGAGCCGGCTATCTGAACAGCGTCTTTGAGATAAGGGCGCTCCGCAATCAGCCACGGCCGCGGCGCTTCTTCGCCCTCAAGGGGTGGACATAAGATGGCGTTCTTCGGAGCTGGGACCAGCCTCAAAACCACCGCGCCGCCAACGCTCACGAAGATGCCGATCCAGTCTTCGGTCTATGGCATTTGCATCCCGCTTTATTTCGGCACATCGCGCCAGGCGGGCAATCTGCTTTGGTATGGTGATTTTAAATCCATCACCGTCAACAATCCCAGCAGCGGCGGCGGCAAGGGCGGCATCATCGGCGGCGGCGGCAAGGGCGGCGGCGCTGGATCACAAACGCAGTATCTCGCCAGCTTCGCTTACGGGCTCAGCTCAGGCGGCCCGAGCGGGATCGCGAACATCTACAACACTTGGATTTCCCAGACCCTCCAAGCTGGCTACGCGCCCTTCAGCCTATTCGACGGGCTGATCGGGCAATCGCCCTGGAGCTTCCTCGTCTCCAACCATCCGACCGAGGCGATCGGCTACAGCGGGATCGCCTATCTGGGCGTGCCCGACGCCAATCTCGGCACTTCGGCCAATATCCCGAGCTACAATTTCGAGGGCGGCTGGATATTCGCCGGCAGCGCGCCGGGCACCTATGGCGGCAACGGATGCCAGAATGGCGGCGATGCCGATCCCAGCCTGATCGTCGCCTTCCTGCTCACCGATCCGATCGAGGGCGCTGGCCTTCAGGCCGGCGATGTGGGCGATGTGGCGACCGTCAATGATGCCGTGACAGTGCCGGGCGCGCCCTACAAGGTGACGGTCCCGAACTTCCTTTTCAACATCAATGCCACCAACGCCGCGGGCGCCCTCCTGACATGCGTCGCCGGCGTGCCGGCGGCCGCCACCGAGTATGCCTTCAACGAGACAACGGGCGAATATACCTTCCACAGCTCGCTCTCCGGCACGCACCCACATGTCCGATATGCCTCGATCGTCGCGCTGACCAAATATCAGAACTCATCGCTGGCGCTGGGGCTCTGGATTTCCCCCGCCTATAGCTCGCAGACCAATGCGAGCTCGATGATCGACGAGATTGTCACGAACACCTATGCCGATGTGGTCGAGTCCTCAGGCGTGATCCAGTTCATCCCGCGCAGCGTCAATGCCCTGACCGCGAATGGCTACACTTTCACGCCCGACACCGCGCCCGACTTCGATCTTGGATATGACGATTTTATCGAGACGGGCAACGATCCGGTCCAGATCAGCCGCAAGAACATCCTCGATCAGGTCAACACCTTTCGCCTCGATTGCCTCGATCGCGCCAATCAGTACGCGCCGGCGGAGGCCACCGCCTTCGATATGGCCCATCGCCAGCAATATGGGGAGCGCTCGCCGCAGGGCACCGCTTCGGCGCAGATGTTTTGCGACCTCAATGCGGCCAACACCAGCGCCTTCCTCCAGCTCCAAGACGAGGCGATCAGCAACACCGCCAAATTCTCCGTCGATCCGCGATATGTCCTTTTCGACCCGATGGATTTCGAGACTGTCACCGATCCGAACTTCCCCGGCATCACCCGCATTCCGGTGCGGCTGACCCAGATCGACGAGCGCGATGATGGCGGCTTCGATTGCACCGCCGAGATTTTCGTCGATAGCGCGGGCCTGCCGGCGCAGTTCACGCTCAAGCCAGGCAGCGGCTTCGATCCGGACTTTGATGTGGACCCGGGCGATGTGAATGATCCGATCGTCTTCGCCATTCCGCCGGCGCTGGCCACCAACCAAGGCCTCGAAATGGGCGTGGCGATTTCCGGGAGCAGCCCGGCGATCTTCGGCGGCGCGCAAATCTGGGGCGCCAGCGATTCCGGCGGCCCCTACAAGCTGATCGACTCCGTGAATGGCGCCACCACCATGGGCCTCCTCACGGCCAATTTCCCGGCCGGCGCCGATCCCGATGGCGTCAACACGCTCTCCGTCAATCTCGCCCAGAGCGCGGGCGAGCTGGGGAGCGGGAGCAATACCGACGCGGATCAGGGCAACACCGTCTGCATGGTGGGCGGCGCGGCCGGGCTCGAGTATGTCAGCTATTCGACGGCGACGCTGACCTCGGCGAACCATTACGACCTCACAACCTATTTGCGGCGCGGCCAGCAGGGCTCGGCGATCGTCGGCCATCTGACCGGCGATCCCTTCGTCAAGATCGACGCCCTCCTCGGCCGCATCCCCTTCACGCCCGATCAGGTCGGGCAGACGATGTATTTCAAAATCTTGGCGATCAACAATCGCGGCGGCGGCCTGCAAAGCCTGAGCGATGTTTCGCCCTATACGATCACCCTGGGCGCGCCCCCGAAGCTCCCAGCCGTCTCCGGCTTCGGCGCGACGCAGAGCGGCAACGTGGTCAACCTGACTTGGATTGATCTGCCCTTCAATTCGGTGCGCGGCTACAACATCTATTATGGGCCGCACGGCAATGTCTTCCCGACCGGCTTCACGCTGCTGAGCACGGCCAGCCGCACCACCGCCGCCACCACGGCCGCGGTCGGGCCCGGGAATTGGGATTTCGTCATCGCCGCTCAGGACATTTCCTTCCAGCTCGGCAACCTCGCCACCTTCAACCTGAATATCAGCGGCGGCACGCCCGCCTTCCCTGTCACGCGGAGCTATATGGGCGCGGTTGGGGGAGCAGCTCTCACCGGAACCGACACCATTCCCGCCGGCGCGACTTCCGTGCAGATACTTCTTCAGGGCTCCGGCGCCGCCGGCGCCTGCGGCGATGGCACCACATGGGGCGGCGGCTCTGGCGAAGGCGGCCTCAATGACGTCACCTATCCGCTCACGCCGGCTTTCGATAATGGGGGCAGCTTGAATTGGTCCCTGGGCGCGGCCGGGCCGGGCGCTCTGGGCACCAATACCACCGGGACCAGCGGCGTCGTTTCGACCGTGACGGGCCCGATCCATGCCGGCACGCTCACGCTGACCAGCCATGGCGGCGTTGGCGCCGTGGCGGCCGGCTTTGGCGCCGGCGGGACAGCGACGCAAACCGGCACGGCCGTGCCGACTGGCTCGGTGCAGACTGGCGGCGCAGCCGGCACACCCGGTGGCGTTGGCAGCGTTGGCGCCGGCGGCGGATCAGGGAGCGGCTCGGGCGGCGGCGGCGCCGATGGCGGCGGCGGTTCTGGTAACGTCCCCGGCGACGGCGGCGTGGCCACCGCCACCTTCATCTATAACTAGGAGCGCGACATGCTGGAATTCTCAGGACCGCAATGGTGCCCTCGCTTCCCCGGCAGCGCGGCGATCGAGGATCTGGCCCAGCCCTTCCAGAATAGCGTCCGTTCCTTCATCGCGTCGCTGGAGGGCGCCGGCGCCGCCATCTCGATCGGGGCGACATGGCGGCCGAGCGAGCGGGCCTTCCTCATGCACTGGTGCTGCATGATCGCCAGCGGCGAAGTGCAGCCGGCCGATGTGCCTGTGCTCGCCGGCGTCGATATCGACTGGACCCATGCCGGCGATTACACCGGCGCCAGGCTGGCGGCCACCGCCATGAAGGAGGGGTATGGGATCGCCTATCCTGCCGCGCTCGTAAGCCAGCACACCAAGCGGCAGGCGATCGACATGACGGTTTCATGGAAGGGCTCCATCCGGGTGGCCGATGCGCGCGGGATCGTTCATTCCTGCGCCGCCCAGGCCGATCTTTGGCCGATCGGGGCCAGCTTCGGCGTCATAAAGCTGCCGGCCGACGCGCCGCACTGGTCTGTTGACGGGCATTGACCCGGAGCCATCCCCGGACGTAGCTTGCCGAAGGAATCGAAGGGGATCGATCGATGAGCTCAAGCGGCCAGCCAGTCACCGTCACCGTCAAGTCAGCCTGGGCCTCGAAGGTCAACTGGCTCGCCGGCGCGACCGCCTTCCTCGTCTCGGCAAACGAGCTGCTCAATCAGGTCGCCCCTTTCCTGCCGGCGCCTTATGCACATGACGCGACGATCGCCATCACCATCATCGGCGGCCTGTCGACCATCATCGCCAAGACCTTCTACACCACGACCGTCACGCCCTCGGCAGCGGCCAAGCTCTAAGGAGTCCCCATGCGCCTCAAGACCCTCGTCGCCGGCCTGGCCCTCGCCGCCGCGTTCTCTCTTTCCGGCTGCACATGGTTCAGCAGCGCCGTCTCCGATGTGGTGGTCGCCACCAGCGGCGCATCGCCGACGCAGGCGAAGACGGTCGCCGAAGCCGCCCAGGCCACAACGCTCGCCGAGAAGGCGCTCGATCTCTATGTCAAGAACGGCAACCCCAGCCCGGCGGTGCTCTCCGAGCTGAGCGTGCTGGTGCCGGCCGTCCACAACGCCCTCGTCAAGGCCGAGCAGGCGAACAGCTCCGGCAATAGCGCGCTGACCGCGATCGCGCTGGCCGCCTTCAACGAGGCGCTCGCCGCTTACAACAGCTACGCCACCTTGCAAGGAGTTTCCCATTGAGCGATCCCGCCACCCAGGCCGCCGCCGCGGCCCCCTCCGAGCTCGACCAAGCCGTCTCCGTTCTTTCCGACGCGCTGCCCGTCCTTGAGACGGTGCTTGGCGTCGCCTTCCCCGGCTCCGGCGCCGCGATCGCCATCGGCGTGAAGATCGCCCAGGGCATCGAGGCCGGCATCCCGGAGGCCGAGAAGCTCTACGCTCAGTTCCAGAGCAGCACGCCGCCGACGCAGACCGAGCTCGACGCCTATGCGGTGGGCGAGGAATCGGCCTACGAAACTCTCATGGCCGATATCAAGGCCAAGCAGGCGGCCGCCGCAACCTCTTAAATGCTACCCATGGAGAGACGGTCTTGTCGAAGCGCCATTCGCGCGAACTCATCGACCAGATCGTCCTCCGCCTCGAAGAAAAGATCGAGGCGGTAGACAAGCGCCATTCGCAGCGATTTGAAGACAACGGCAAAGCCGTTGACGCCGCTCTCGCCGCCGCGAAGGAAGCCAATCTCAAAGCTGAGAATGCCTCCAGCGGGATCACCGCCGCCATAAACGACCGCCTTTCGCGGGTGACTTCCAACAGCGATCAGAGAGAAGGGCGCGGCCGCGGGATTAGCGATGGCTGGGGCTGGATCGTTGGGGCCGCCGCGATGATCTTCGCAGCCATTTCCCTCTTCCACAGTTTCATCAAATAAGGATCGATCGCCATGCCGACCGATTTCATCAAAGACGTCGCCGCGGCTCTGAAGCCGCCGGAGGATGGCGCCCCGACGCCGGAGTATCGCTGGCGCACCACAGTGGCCTACTCGATCGTCTGCGGCTATGGCCTGGCGATGCTTCAGGCGGCGGCGATGTGGGGCTTCCTCAACACCTTCGGTTTTATGGGCTTCGCCCAGGCGGCCGATGTAAACGCCCGCTTCAAAACTGCCGAGGCGAGCATTGCTGAAATGAAGACGGCGATGCGCGCTGACACCAACGATCTAAAGGCGACGATCATCGCCGGGCAGATTATCGGGATGCACGCGACGGAGTGTTCCGCTCGGCGCGCCAACAATACCCCTTTGGCTGAAAGTATATCGGCGCAAATCAGCGACCTTCAGGTCAGCTATATGAGGGTGTCGGCCGGGCTTCAGTATCCACTTCAGTCGTGTCCCTAGCACTCCTCCATGCTCGAAACTCAAAAGGCCCCGATCAGCTCGGGGCCTTTTTTCTTTCCGGCGATGTGGTAGAGAACTCCCGCGCGGTATTGCGATCCTTGATTGCGAAGCCGCCGCCCTTCCTGGGCGTTTCCTCCCTTAACTGGCGGCCGGCTTAATCCCCGGCCGCCTTTTTCTTTTCAGCCCAGCTCGACGTCAACCGCCTTGACGCCCTTCTGATCGCTCTCGGTCCGGAAGCTCACCTTCTGGCCTTCGGTGAGAACGACGCCCCGGCCGAGACCGGTCTTGTGCACGAAGATATCCTTCCCGCCGCCATCGGGGGCGATGAAACCGAAGGCCTTCGCCTCGTTGAAAAACTTCACTTTGCCGGTCTGCTGGCCGCTCATGGGATGCCCTTGCTGCTGGCGGCTGGATCAGGGGCGGGCCGAGGCCGCCCGTCTCGGCACCCGCGAATCGATTGGTCGCACGGTCAATCGATCGGGACAAGCCTCAGAGGCGGCCGGCGAATAGCAGCACCAGCAGAACGATCAGGAGAAGGCCCAGGCCGCCGGAGGGGCCGTATCCCCAGCCGGCGGAATGCGGCCAGGAAGGCCAAGCGCCGATCAGGGCGAGAACAAGCAAGACGAGCAGGATCGGGCCGAGCATGGGGAAATCCTTCTTTTCGCGGGAAATCGATCAGAAGGAACGCCCCCCGGCCGGGCCGGTTCCGGTCGATCAGGGACCTGGCTCTAGGGAGGGGCTACAGCGGCCGGCTGGGCCGGGCCCCCTGCACCGTTGCCGGAGCAGGGGGATCGCCGTGGCTGTGAGGCGCTGGCCTCAGAGATTGAACCAAGGCGTGGGCGGAGGGCGCTGATCCCGGCCGAAAGCATGGGGATCGACCGGGGCGGGCTCCTCCGGGGCAAGGAAGCCCGGGCCCATGCGCCGGCTGACTGGCGCCGGGGGTGGAAGCCGGGCCTCCGAGACGGGCGCCGGCGCTGAAGGCCCCAGCTCCCGGATCGCATCGTCCTCGGCCACCCGGGCGAGATAGCCTTTCGTCGCCCACAGCTCCTGAAGGCAGGAGAACAGCTTCGATTTGAGCTTGTTGACCGCCCGCTCCTTCGATTGCAGATCGCCCATCAAATCCTTCTCGCGCTCGGTGATCTTGCCGCGCGCCTCGTCGAGCTCCTTCCCCATATCCCGGATGCGCTGCTGGGCTTGGAGCAGCTCTTCAGTCCGGCGGGTGACTTGTTGATCGCTGGCCTTTGCTTCGCGGCGCCATTCTTCGACTTCTTCTAGCAGCTTGGCGGATGCGGCGGCGCTGAGCCGTGCGGTGGCTTTCTTCGTCATGTCTTCCTCTCGATCGGCCGGTTGCGGTGATCATCGGGCCCGGGCCTGGCGGGATCGACGAAAGCGATGAGGGCCAGCAGCGCATCGTGCAGGGCATCCGCCCGATCGAGCGCGTCGCGGCCAGCGAATAGGAATTCGACCATTCCGAAATTAGACGCCGGCGTGGTGCCGGCTTGATGGCGGCAGCTCAGGCTCCCCGGATCGACGAGCTGGAGGCGCAGCGGGCATATCACCACGGCGGCCTCCCGATCGGCGCGGGCGCGGCCGAGGATGAGCTGGCACATTTCGGCGACGCTGATCTTCTCGCCTTCGGGCTCCAGATCCACCCCCATCGTCTCGGCCAGCTCGGCGAGGAAGGCGGCGACGGCCGCGGTGTGCTCTGCCAGCGACTTCATCATTCGCTCTTCTCCTCATTGCATGTCGGGCACGGAATGCCGCGCTTGAGTTCGGTGACGGTATGGCCTGAAAATACTTCCCATTCGTGCCCGCGTCTGCACCGCAACCGAGCCCAAATGTTCCGGCCGGGCTCGGCGCCGCCGCAGCCATTGCCCGCGTCAATCACATGGCCCAGAACGCCGCGCCGCTTTTTGTAGAAGCGCGGCGCCGTTGGGAAGAGATCGGCCCGTTGCATCAAGGCTTCTCCTCGAATAGATCGCCGAGCGCCCGGCCGACCCGAGCCCGTTCTTCGATGCCGGCGCGGCGGTGCGGCATGTCGTAGCTATTATGGCAGCGCTGACAGAGCGCCTTCAGGTTCGCACGATCGCAATTCTCGGGCTGGTGATCCAGATGGGCGACGGTCAACACAATGCGGACAATCCTCAGCATCACGCACTTGTCCGAGCCGGGGGCATGGCATGGGTGGCTTCCGCCCTCGACCGGCCGATCGGCAGGATGATCCCAGCCGGCAGCGCGGCACCATGTCCCGGAAGGAAGGCGGCCGCCGAGCTCGCCGTTCGGCACGCCGCACCATTCGCACTTGTTGCCGGCGGCATCGCGCACCCGCCGGCTGATTTCCGGCCAGTCCTTTGGGTAGCGCGCTGCGTTCTCAGGCCGGATCGGCATCGAGAATCACCAGCGCCGTATTCACCATCGTGCCGGCGCTCTTGAAGCTGCCCTCCGGGAGCGGCTCCATCGAGCCGTGCGCGGCCGCGAGCTGGCGGAGCTCCTGATATAGCCGGTCCTGCCGGAAGAGGACGCCGGCGCCGGCGATCGACACCAGACGGCCGCCTGGCTTGAGCATCGAATAGGCGTGCAAGATGTGCTTCACATCGGCCGAGCGCGCGAAGGGCGGGTTCATCACCACGCGATCGAAGCGCGCCGGCAGGATCGGCCGCTCGAAGGTGAGGAAATCCGTGGTGGGGATGAAGTGATGCTTCTTGGCCCGGAGCGCCTCGCAATTCTTTTGCTGGAGCTCGACGCACAGGACATTAGCGCCAACATCGCGCGCCGCATCTGCTAGGCGGCCGGTGCCGGCCGAGGGCTCCAGCACTTCCATGCCCTCGCTGATTTGCGCCTCGTACATCACGCGCACCACCAACTCGGGCGGCGTCTCGAAGAAGCCAAAATCCTGCGGCTTCGCGACTTCGCCGTTCAAGAGCACCGCATCGATCGCATCGACCGCCGGCCCGTCGAACAGGTGGGCTTTCGCTTTTCGGTTCCATTTGCCGCCGCAGGCCTCGATCACCTTGGCGACGCGCTCATACATCGGCCGATCGAGCTTCTCTGGCGGCAAGTGCAGCTCGTTCCCATGCGTGCCCGACCGCTCCAGCACCAGCATCACATCTGTTTCAACTCGCATTCTTCTCTCCTCTTGATTTTTCGATCTTCTTCGCGGCCGCCAGCATTTCCCGCTCGCATTGGTCTGTCTGGGTGCAAGCGCCAGGCGGGTAGAATTCCGACGCAGTATAGCGCCCATGCCAGATCACTTGCCGGGCTTTGCCGCACCGCGCGCAAATCTCGCTGTGCTTGACCGGCTTCATTCCGCCGCCTTCATCCCTGCCACCACCGCAGCCCGGGCGGCCATTATCTCCTTGACGGTTTTGCCGCCGCAGCATGGCGTCCGCATGAGATAGGCCTCCGGCGATGGCTGGAGGCTGGGAAGATCGAAGAGCGAGGCGACCCCGACATTGCGGAGAATCCACCGGGCCCGCACCGAAAGCGCCGCGTTATGGGCGACAAGATGCTGGGGGCCATGGATGCGCTTGAGCTCAGCCCTGAGCTCGGCGACACAGCCTGTCACCGCTGCCGGCGTGAGGCCCTTCATCGCGGCGACCTCGGCGAAAGAGAAGCCGCGCTGCTTGAGCTCAAGATATTCGTGCGCCTGTCTTTGTCGATTGGGTGTCATGCTTTCCTCCTCAGATAAACATGGAAGAGCCGATCACCACCGATCCGGCTTTGGGATAGGTGATGAAGCCCATGGTGCGAAGTGAGCCGAGATTGTTTTGGTGGCCGCTGGATTTCGCCGAGACGCCCAGCTCTTCGGCCAGCTCATCCTTCGATCGCTCGCGGCCATCGAGGAGCAGCTCGACGATCGCGCGCATGGGCGGGTTGAGCTTGCCGAGGATGCGCTGCTGGAGGGCGGCGGAATCCAGCACCGCCTCGGGCGGGTTGGCCTTGGCCCGGCCCGCCGGCGTGAGCTCCGCCATGCCGCCGCCTGGGGGATATTCGATCAGGCCGGCGGTGCGGAGGGCGCCGAGGTTGTTTTGATGCCCTGAGCTCTTGTTGGAAACGCCGATCAGGAAGGCCAGCACCACTCTATCGATCGCGTGGCGGCCGATGCTTTCCCACCATGCCAGAGCATCGAGGATCGCCTGCTTTGCCCGGCCGAGCTCGGGATCGATGGCGGCGGGCGGCGGGGCGGCCCGGACCGGGAGCGGCATCCGGTCGGTAGCGGCGCGCGGAGCCGGCGCGGCTGGAGCGGCCGACAAGAGCTTCGCCCGCTCGCTGCCCTTCTCGACGATCAGGCCCTTCCTGAGCTTCTTGAGCACCGCCTCGCCGCCGACACCGGCAAAGCCTGCCTGCTCCTCGGTAAACTCTTGCGCCTGGGCGAGCGCGATCCCTTCGTCCAGCCGGCCGTTGAGCTGATCGCCGATCCCCTTGATGCTCTCGCGCATCCACTTGCCGACCACTCCAGCCAGTCCGGCGCCGACATGGTGGCCGACGAGGAAGCCTTCCTCCCGGCCGATCGCGCGCGCCTCCTGGGCGGCGGCAAAGATCATGCCATGATCGATTTCCTTTAAGCCGCCCTTCGGGATGGACGCCTTCGCCAGTTCGCGCTCCAGCTCGGCGATCCTGATCTTGAGGGACTTGGGATCGTTCGCCTTCGCCTCCTGCTCGACGGTGACGAGCCGGGATTTCAGCGCCTCGATATTGAGCGGCTGGAGCTTGGCGTCGATCTTCTTCTCGCCCCGCTTCGGGGTGCGCGAGCTATCGAAGGTCGAATTCTCCGGGAATTGCGCCGTCTTCAGAATGTGGCGACTGGGTATCCAGATGATGCCTTCGCCGCGCTGGAGCGCCGGGAGCTGGGCGATCATCGCCTTTCCCTCCTGCCGATCGCCCTGGCCCTCGACCCACGCCCAGAGCGCGTCGCGATCCTGCGAGCTGGTCAGCTTCAAGGCGATAAGCCCGTCCACCATGCTCAGCACGTTTTTGTTAATGACCGCCGGCCGCTGGGTAATCACCCAAGGGATGAAGCCCTTCACGCGGCCGCGCCGCACGATCTCCTCCATCAAGTGGCAGAGCATCGCTTCATTCCCCATGGGCTTTTGCGGCGCCCAAAGATCGGCCTCATCCACCACGAAATGATAGGGATCGCCGCGATCGGGATCGGTGTGCTCATAAACGGCGTCGAGGAAGGCCAGCATGAAGCGCTGCCTGGCCGCCTGCGTCTTCATCCCGCCGAGCGAGACGATGCAGCTCTCCGAGCTGGTGGCCACCGCCTCGCCGATCAGGGCGCCCGAATGCTCGTTGATCGGCATGTCGCCGTGCTTGCCGCCCAGCACCGCCACATCGAAGCCGGCCTTCTTGCCATCCGGCGAAAGGCGAAGCCCCCACCACACATCGAGAGCATCGACGATCACCGCCCGATGGCCCAGCTTGAGGAGGCGCTCGACGCGCCCCTTCGCGCCGTAGGTTTTGCCGCTGCCGCTGGTGCCGACGAAGCCCAGCCGATCGTCGAGGGCCTCGTCCGGGATCGCCGTTTTGCTCATGGCCTAATCCAACACGCGGTAGCCGCGGCCGGCCATGCAGCGTTGAACTACGAGCTGGGCTGTCTCGGCCGCCCGCACTCCGCCGGCGGCGCCGGCTTCCGTGCCGCCGATCGCCGCGCCAGTCGCGACCATGCGGCCGCCCCCGATCGCGGCGCCGAGGAGAGCGCCGACAATCGCGCCGGCGATGGCGCTGTTCGCCGCCGCCCTGGCCGGATCATGGGTCGCGCCGTAGCCCTGACAATCCTTCAAGTCGGCTTGGTAGCGGCTCATATCGACGCCCTGAAGATCGATCGCCGGGACGTAGTTCTGAGCGGGAGAGCCGACGCAGCCGGAGAGCAGGAGGCAGGCGGCGAGGATGGAAAAGCGTTTCATGGTGAAGTCCTTTCGGTTGGTGGAAATGATGGAGGGATCAATCAGCGCTTCTTCGCGCCCTTCTTGGCGGCATAGTGGGCGGTGCGCAGCTCAGGCGGCAACCATTCGGTCTTGCCGACATGGGCGATGGCGAATTTCCAGATCACGGCCTTGGTTTTCGTTTTCAGATCGGCCGGGGCCTGGACAAGGGATTCCGCGATCGCCTTCAGCACCACGCCCTTGGGGGCGCGCGGGAAGTAGTCCTTCGGATCGAAGTGCTTGAGCAGCGCCGCCTTCATCACATCGGCCGATATTGAGTCCCGGATGCTGGCCAGCTTCGAGCCCAAATAGGTTGGCATCTGCTGGATGAAGCGATGGCGGTCAATATCCGCAGCGACGATCGCGGTGAAGATGGCCGCCCGGGGGTCTTTCCAGCTCTCGTTCAAGATCGCCGTGCGGGTGGCCTTGATGAGAACGTACTCCAGCCGCTCCTTGAGCGCATTGCTCAGCGCGTTCGGGCTGGCCTTCTTCTTCTCGGCCTTCTGCTCGACGGCGACGCGCTGCTTCGATTTATGGAGGCCCAGATGCTGCTTGAGAACTCCGCCTTTGAGCTCCAGCACCACCATGAGCTTCTTGCGATCGGCGCCCTTTGCTGCCGGCGAGCGGGCCCAACGCTCCCAGCCATATTCGAGGCTGTCTTCCATCACCACGCTGCCCCAGCCCTCGGCCAGCAGCTTGCTCTTCGTGCTGCTGATCTTCGCCTGGACGAGCTTCTCCAGCGCGCCGACATTCTGCACCACTTTGGGCGCGTCGCCCTTTTCGGCGAATAGATCGTCCACTTCCGTCACGCCCGCCTCCTTGGCGGCCGCGGCGCCGACGAATTTCAACATGCCGGCGATATCATCCTGATCGCCGGTGATTGCCTCGCGGATATCATAGCGACGCAGGCACCAGTTTCCGCGCGCCTTCAGCTTCTTGAAGATGGCCTCCTGGCGCTTCGGATCGGGCTCGATGGTGAAGGCGCAGGCGGCCTCGTAATCGAGCTCGTTTTTGCGGAGCGCCGTCCTGATCGTCGGCGAGAGCTTTGCGAGGATGAGGCTGCGCTCGACCAGCTTCTTCGTGGTGCCATATCGCGCCGCGATCTGCTCGGCGGTGAACTTCGGCTGGAGAGAGGCGAAGGCCTCGAAGCGGTCAACCGGATCGAGCGGCACGGCCATGATGTTGGCCGCCAAGCTCTTCGCCTGGGCGTCTTCGATACTGTCGGCCTCGATGACATGCAGCCAATTCTCCGGCACTGGCTTGCCGATCTTTTTCAGCGCGGCCAGGCGGCGGTTGCCGTCTAAGATATAGAAAACGCCTTCACGCTCCCATGAGGCGAGAGGCTGGAGCAGCCCCTCGGCCTTGATGGAAGCGATCAGGGCGTCAACATCATCGCGGCCGGATTGCCGGACATTAAGCGAGCCGCCTTTGAATTCATGGCCGAAGCGGAGCTTGTCGAGGGCGACATTCTGAATTGATTGCATGATGGAATTCCTCTTGAGGATTGGTTGGTGGGTTTACTTCTTGCCGCTCAGCAGCTCTTTCGCCTTGGCGTTGCAGGCCTCGACGTAGGCAGGACGATCAGCCTCGCGGAGCTCTTTGACGGTGAGCTCCTGAAGATCATCGACCGTCCGCGTGAGCTTGGCGTTCTTGAGCAGCGCGTATTGATCGGCCTTCCAGTCCTCGTATTCCTGATCGGCCGCGCTGAGCGCCTTCGTCTCGCCCTTCGGAGCCTCGGCCGCCTTGACCGTCTCCGCCGGCAGCGCATCGAGCGCGGCCTTGAGCGCCTCTTCCCATTTCGGGAGAAGATCGGGCCGCTCTTCGTTGGCGATCACTTCGCGCACCGCCTTGTCCTTCTGGGCCAGCAGAGCGCGATCGGTGACGCCGGCGATCGAGGCGATCCGGGCCGCCAGCCAGTCGGCGCCGCGATCGGGCTTGGCGGCTTCCGCCGTGGCGGCCGAGCCTTCCTCGACCACTTCGCCGGTTTCGGGATCGTGGCCTTCTTCAGCCGCTTCGCCATCCTCGGCCGCCGCCTCAGCGCTGGAGTCGACCACTTCGTTCTCCGGCACGAAATGCGCCGAAGTGTTGAGCGGCTGGTTGGGGCGCGCCTTCTTCATTTGCGAGAGCACTTGATCGATGATCCGGCCTTCCATTTCCTCGGCGATCGGATCGGCGCCGATTTCCTCGGTGAAGGCTTTGCGGAGCGCGCCGGCCTCGGCGCACTTCTCCAGCATTTGCGAGGGCGAGCGCGCCCAGCGGGAATTCGGCACCGGCAGGCCGGCCGTCATGCCGAAGAATTCCTCGAAGTAAACCCGCGGCCCCGGGAAGGCGCAGCGCTGGCCAGCGACAAGGCGATAGACCGTTACCTGAGCCCATTCTGGAAACGTCACATCGGCCTTATAGATTTTGCCGGCGTTCTTTCCCGACTGGACCTTGGCCTCGAAGTGCTTCGTCTTCTGCTCGCCGAAGAGCGTCGCATCGGTGCCGGCATATTGGCCGGTGCGGTGCGCCGTGATGCGATGCTCGGTGATGGCAGGCCAAACAGTCTCGACCTCCTTCTTGAGCTCGCTGTTCCACATCGGCACGATATGGACCGGCTTCTTCATAATATCGAGGTGGCGGGCCTTGCAGTAGGAGAGCGCCAAGATGACCGCTTCCGTGGTCTTGGCCATCGGGAAGATACTATCGGTCAGCGCTCGCCATTGGCTGCGATCGACGCCGAAGGTGCCCTCGATCGCCGGATGATAGGGAAGGCGCGCCGGCGCGATGCGCGCGACGGCTTTCCCGGTGCCGGCGACCGCCAGCGGCTGAGCGGGCTGGGCTTGCTCTGCGGTCTGCGACGGCTTTGCGGTTTGGGTATTCATGCTGAAAATCCTTTCGGGGGTTGGTGGATTAGGAACGGGCGTCTGAGACTTCTTCGTAGGTGACGCCGGGCACATCGCGGTTGCCGGCCCTCATGCGCTTATTGACGGCGACTTGGATCACATCGGGATCGATCAGGCCGATGATGAGCGCGACGTTCTCGTGAACGAGCTGCATATCGACGATCGTCGCCTCCCAATGCCTTGCGAGCGTGTTGACGCTGCCATGCTCGCCGCGAGTGCGGGAAAGATCGCCGTCGCTGGCCTTCTCCAGCTTCTTCTCGATCTTGGCCGCGCCGGCGCCTTCGCGCTCAGCGGTGTCACCGGCATTGTTCGCGGCGGTGGTGGCTGTGCGCAGCTCCTTGGCCTTCTTCTCCGCATCGGCCAGGGCCACGCGCTGAGCCTCACGCGCGCCCCGCAGACGCTCCTTGGCGTCGGCGAGACTGGCGATGGCGTTGGTGACCTCAACAGAGGCGGCACTGAAGGCATCCTCGTCACGATCCCGCCGAGCGATGGCCTTCTTGAGCTTGGCGTTGGCCAGCGCGGTCTCGGCATCGAGGCGCCCTTGCTCAAGCTCGTCCTTGTTTTCGCGGGCCTCGGTGGCGGCGGCCTCAGCGGCGACGCGGGCTTCTTCTGCCACACGCTTGCGCTCCTCGGCCTGGGCGGCTTCGACGCGCGCCTTTTCCTCAGCCTCGCGCTTCTTCAGGGCCTCGGCCTCAAGCCGGCGGCGCTCCTCGTCCTTCTTCTTGTTGAGATAGGTGGTCTGCACTTCGAGAACGCGCTTCTTCGCCTTCTCCAGCTTCTCGGTCATGTTCTTAAAGAAGGAGTCCACCGTCGCGCCGCCCTTCTGGAATGGCTCCTTCTCGATCGAGCGTGCGCCATCCGCCTTCTTGTCCCAGAGGCGGATTTCCTTCACCAAGTCGCCGGCCTTCCCGGATTCGATATCGTTCTCGATGGTGTCGGGCATCGCCTCGGCCGAGGCGGAGAGCTCAGCGAAGCGGGTGGTGATATCGGCATATTGCCGGCCGAGATAGGGCGTAATGTCCTCGGGCGGCGTGACGGTGATGCGGAAATCTTCCGGCACATTGCTGGAATTGTCGCCGAGCACCGCCTTCTTGATGGCGCTATCGACGGTCGGGGGGATTTCGTGTGCTTCGCTCATGGCTTCCTCTTGCTGCGTTTGCCCCATGTGGGCGGTTTAACCGTGAACAAATCCACGGATTTCATCGGCGCGGCTTCAGGCTGATCGGGGCGGAATGTCTTCGCCCATGCCCGGACGCGCATCATGTGGTCATATTCTGCTTTCGTGATGGGGTTCTCCGCCAGCACGCACCATAGCGGCAGGCCGAAAGGGCCCTCCGCGTGACGAGGATCGAAGCGATCGCCGCCGATTTCGCAGGCGATCAGCTCAGGAGCGATCAGCTCCCCATCGGCGACATATTGGATCAGCCAGATCCTCGCCGGAACGAAGACGCCTTCCCGATTGAACCGGCGCTTATAGAACCCGGGCTGCGGCTCGTCTTCATCGAAGGCCCGCGCATCATCGCCCGGCTTCGCGCTGAGCGCGGCGGCATACCACCGATATGCGGCGGCGGCCGGCGTCGGCTGGCGGAGCGTGGGCGACACGCTCAGCCTGGCGAGTGGATGATGATGAAGCCGAAGGCGATGAGAATGGCGGCGACCGCCCAGCTCGTCAGCGTCCACCACATTTCGTCGGGGTTCTTGAAGGGGAGCCGCATTGGCCACCGCCAATTCAGGGGGCGGCGGGTGATCGGGTGTCGCATGGCTTGCCTCTCAAAAGTACCGGGGCGGAGATTCGCCCCTTGACCGGCGCCGAATATGGCCAAGCCCGGGAGAGGTAGCAAGGCGAGCTTTTCAGCTTGAAGGGGCCCGGCGGATGCTGGATAAGGGCGCCATGAACCTGCGCTCCTATCGATTGAAGCTTGGGATTTCCCAAGAAACCGCCGCTTTTCAGGCAAAAATATCGCCGGCCGCCTTCCACACCGCCGAGACGGGGAGTCGATACCCCATGCCCGAAACGATCCTGAAGATCATGGCGTGGTCGAAGAAGCGGGTCCGGGAGGCCGATATCCTTCGGGGCTGGTGCGCCAAGCAGGGCGAAAAATACACCGGCGCCCGGTAGCAATTTCCACCACGCCGGTGTCTCCTCAGCGTTCCGCAACGCAATCAGGAGGCCCGAGTGGCGAAATCCAAAGGATCAAGGAAGAAGCAAGGCGCCCGGCGCGCCAAAGCCCCAACGCAAGACGAGACGGTCGAGACGAAAGTCGGCCCGTCGAAGCAGATGAAGCTCCCCGAGGGGCCGCGCATCGAGCACCATCTTTCCAACGTGCGCGCCTGGGAGAAGAAGCTCAAGGACATGAAGGCCAGCGTCTCGAAAGCCTATGAGGCCGCGGCCGCCGAAATGATTTCCAAGGAGCTGCTCAAGGATTTGATGCACCTCCAAGACGGCGACCCGATTTCGGCCCGGCATTATCTGGAATCCTTCGGCGTCGGCCTCAAGGCGATCGGCGCGCCCTTCCAGCTCAACGTCTTCGACGCCATGTTTGACGATGATATCGCCCAGGCGAGAGCCGAAGCGCGCATCGCCGCCCGGCAGGGCAAAGCCCCGGAATGCCGCTTCGCTGAAGGTTCGGCGGCGGCCGAGGCCTATCTGGACGAATATCGCTTCGTCAACGCCTCGATGGCGCCCGGCGCCGAGAATCTGAGCGCCGAGGAAATCCGCAAAGCCATGGCGCAAAGCCCGGGCGAAGCGGCCGCGGCCAGGCCGGCCGGCACCGCGACGCAGTAATGCTTCTCGCGCTGGATATAAGCCTGACAACCGGCGCAGCGTGGGGCGGGGCCGATGCGCCCCGCCCGCGCACGGCCGTGGTGAAGCTGCCCGAAGGCCAGCTCAACCTCGATCGCGCGCTCGTCGGCCTCCGCGAATGGGTGGCCATGACATGCCGATTTGAAAAGATCGAGCGCGTCCTCATCGAGGCCGCCATGCAAGTGGTCGACTCCGAGCATAGTGCCTACAGCGCGTTCCTCCTGATAAGCCTCCAAGCCGTGGCGCGCGAGGCCGCCTGCCGAGCTGGGGCCTCCGTCGAAACAGTCGAGTGCGGCATCTGGCGCCGCCATTTCCTCGGCACCGCCCGCGTCTCCACCGAAGAGGGGAAGCGCGGGGCGATGAAGCGCTGCGATCAGCTCGGCTACACCTATCAGGACCATAATGCGGCCGAGGCCGGCGGCATCTGGGACTTCGGGATCGCCAAGCATTACCGCCGATCGGGCATCCTGGCCGGGTGATTCCGCTTGCCACGCCTGCCGCGAATCAGCGAACCGTCCACCACCAAGAGGCAGTTTGCGAAAATGCCAATCCTTAACGGTCAGGGCCTACCGGCCCCCACACAGCTTGCGGAAGCCGCCGCAGCCCCCTTGCCGCTCGGGCGGCGAGCCGGATGAGCCAGAACCGTTCCCATGCGGTAATGGCCCAGCGTTCGGAACCGAACGATTCTCTCGACTTCTTTCCCACCCCACCCTGGGCGACGCGCGCTCTCTTCGAGCATGTGATCGGCCCCCGCCATGCTGAGGTCGGCTGGGACCCGGCCTGCGGCGATGGCGCGATGGCGCGGCCCATGGCCGAATATATGCGCTCTGTCCGATCGAGCGATGTGCACGATTACGGCGAGACGCCGATCCATGATTTCCTTCAGCGCTTCACGCCCGATTGGTGTGGGCGCGTCGATTGGATAATCACCAACCCGCCCTTCCGCCTGGCCGAGGAATTCGTCGATCGAGGCCTGGAGCTGGCCGAAGAAGGCGTCGCCATCCTCGTCCGCAGCGTCTTCATCGAGAGCAGCGGCCGGTATGAGCGGCTCTTCCGCCGGCGGCCGCCCAGCGTCATGGCCCAATTCGTCGAGCGCGTCGCGATGGTGAAGGGGCGCCTCGATCGCAAGGCTTCGACGGCGACGAGCTATTGCTGGCTCGTCTGGGAACAGCGCGCCCGCGGCGAGCCCCGGCTGGCCTGGATTCCGCCCTGCCGCGCCGCGCTCGATCGCAAGACGGACTGGCCGTGATGGCTCTCCCTCCCGGCCTGAAGAAAGCGGCGGAAGAGTTTCACGCTCACCGCCGGCGGCCGCGCTCGATCGATCAAATCCTGGGCGATGCGCCGGAGCAGCCCGAGCAGAAGGAAAGCGGCCGCGTGTTTGATCCAGACCTCGGGCGATACAGGCGGCCTAAACATGGCGAATAAGCATGGCCAGGGCCCGCGCTGCCCGATGTGCCCGAAGCAATTTCGGACGCCCGAGGATTTGGCGCGCCACCAGCAGGATCGGGGCCATTTCCCGCACATCATCGAGCGCACGCCCGAAGAGGAATTCCGGGCGCGAATGCAGACCTATCATCAAGAGAAGCTGGCGGCTGAGAAGCGGGAGCGCGGCCAATGAGCGGCGATCCGCGCGACGAGCCGGCCGGGCCCAAGGCCTACGAGCATGTGCCCTATGATATCGACGTCGAGCAGGCCCTCCTCGGCTCCTTCCTTCAGGACGGCAACAGCTATTGGCGGGCGGTCGAGCTGCTCCAGCCGGAGCACTTTTACGATCCCCTCCATGGCCGCATCTACAAGACGATCGGCGAGCTGGCGGCGCAGGACCGCAAGATCACGGCGCTGACCCTTCACGCCGCCATGAAGGCCGATCCCGGCATCATGGAAGTCGGCGGCCAGCCCTACCTCGATGCGCTGCGGAAGGCGGCGCCGGCGCTCCCGAACATACGGGACTTTTGCGACATTCTCCGGGATCTGGCCATCCGGCGATCGATCATCCGCGCGGCCGAAATCGCGATCGAGGAAGCCTACAACCCGCCGCTGGAGACGAAGGCGCAAGAGATCGCCGATCGGGCGGCCGAGCAGCTCTTCGAGGCCAGCCAAGGCTCCCAGCGCAGCGTCGTATCGATCCCGATCCGCGAAGCCGTCCAGCAGGCCGCCCAGCAGGCGGAGGATGCGATGAACCAGCCGGCGGGGGTTTGCCTGACTTCCGGGCTCTGGCTTGTCGACGAGAAGCTGGGCGGCCTGTACCGCGGCGACCTGACCATTCTCGGCGGCGCGCCCAACATGGGTAAAACCAGCCTTCTCCAGCACATTCTCATGGCCAACGCATCGATCGAAGCTCTGGAGGCCGGCGCGCCCATGCCGGAGGAGGCGATGTTCTTCTCGCTGGAAATGATGGCCCAGCAAGTCGCGACCCGCGAGCTGGCGATGATCGCCAAGGTGCCGTCCGATATCATGCGCCGGGGCCGCACCAGCCCGAAGGAAATGGAGCGCCTCGCCCTGGCCGCCAGCCAATTCCCCGAGCTGCCCTATCAAGTGGACGGCTCGCGCCGGCTTTCCGTGGCCCAGATGCGCGCCCGCGTCCAGGCCAGGCGCCGTCGATCGAAGCGCGGCGTCTCGCTCGTCGGGATCGATCATCTTCGCTTCGTCAAGCCCAAGAATCCGCGCGACGATGAGAAGGATCAAATCCAGCAGATCACCAGTGATTTGAAGGACATGGCGACCGAGTTCAATATCGCGATCGCGCTGGTGTCCCATGTCAATCGCGATGCCAACAAGCGGCACAGCAATCGGCCGGTGCTGACCGATCTTTATGGCTCGGCGGCGATCGAGCAGAACGCCGACGCGGTCTGGTTCATTCACCGGGAAATCTACTACCTCAATCGAAATCCCCCGGGCGAGCGCGCCAGCGGCGAGGAGAAGGGCAAGCACGACGCCGCGGTCGAAAAGCACGAAGGGAAGGCGGAAATCTTCGCCGCCAAGCAGCGCATGGGCGCGATCGGGTCGGCGATCGTCAACTTCGAGGAAAAGTACACCCAATTCAGCGACTTGGAGCCGAAGCCTGAGCAGGCGGAAATGAGCTTGTGGCGCCAAATGCAGGGCGGCGGCCCATGATCGCCGCGAATCAGCTTAAAGGGTTTGGCACCGGCGGCGGTGGGAGGCATCCCTTCGCCCGGCTCCTATCCGGGGCCGCCGCCGGCGCACCGCCCATAGGAGGGGCACGCCATGGCTGATCTAATCGATCCCCCTGAGCCTTTTGTCCCGCCCGGCGTCGATCTTCGCGCCTTCGGCTTCACCCCCTTATATCGGGCCCGGCTCTTCGGGTCGGAATTCCATGCCCTCGCCAACGGCGACGAGTGGCGGGCGGGGGTGACGCTCTGGCTCAAGTCCTACGATCAGGTGCCCGCCGGCTCGCTGCCCGCCGGCGACGCCCAGCTCGCCCGCCTGGCTGAGCTCCCCGCCGCCGCCTGGGCGCTGGTGCGCGAGCGCGCTCTTCACGGCTGGATTCGGTGCTCCGATGGGCGCCTTTACCACCGCGTGATCGCTGAGCTGGTGCTCTCCGCATGGGCCGAAAAGCGCACCGCGAGCGATAACGGCAAAAAAGGCGCCGCTAAGTTATGGGAACATAAGCAAAAAACGGATCATGGCAGGGCTAAAGCCACCCCAAAGCCGGGCCTTAGCGACCCTTTAGCAATAGACAGGGACAGGGATAGAGAAGAGAGAAAGAAGAAAGTAAGTACGGCGGTTCCTTCGGAACCGGCGCCTCCAGCGCCGCAAGGCGAAGTCATTCTCCCACCCATCACCCCCTCGCCCGACGATCGGACTTGGCTGTTTAACGAGGGCCTCTTCGCCCTGCATTCGAACACCGGAAAGACCGGCCAGCAGCTCCGCCCCGTCATCGGCAAATGGCTCAAGGCCCTCGGCGATGATCCTGCCATCCTCCGCGCCGCCATCGAGACCGCCGAGCACAACCAACCCGCCGACTGGCTGAGCTGGCTCCATGCCGCCGTCAAAGCGCGAGTGCCATCGACCGCACAACCGGGGGTATTCGACGCCGATCGCCTCTGGAGTATGCGCCTCTCGGTCTATAGCTGGCGGAAGCACGGCATCTGGCCCCTCGATGGCGGCCCAAACCCCGACGAGCCCGATTGCGCTTATCCCAAGGTGCTGCTGGACGAGCAGCCCCGGCTCAGCCGAAATCAGGACCGGAAGAAGCTGCGGATGCCGCTGAAGACTGATCCGCCTCCGCCCGGGTGGGGCTCATGACGATCGACCGGCCCGGCCCGGCCGCCCCTGAGCTTGCGGTGCATAAAAAGCTGGAGCTGCCTTTCCGCTATTCCGACTGTCCGGTCTTTGAGCCGCTTCCCCTGGGCGAGCTGGCGGAAATGATCGAGGCCGCGCATTTGCGCCGAGCGCGCCGTCAAGCCAGGCTGGCGCGGGCTCTCCTGTCCCGCTGGGTATCCGGCCTTGAGCCGTCGCTCGCGATCCGGGATGGCGAAATTGTCGGGCTTTGCGACGCCCAGGCGCCGCTCGGCTCGCAACCTTGGATTTTCCAGCCATTTTCGGAGGCCGAACTGGCGGCTTTTCATTCTGAAGAGGGCGGGGCAGGATAGCCGCGATTTTTGAGAAGGCTTAACGATCCATTAACCATCAAGAGGAGACTTTGCGACATGACTGGCAAACTGGAAATTCTTCAATCCGCGGACGGCAAGGAGTGGCGGGTGGTCGAGAGTATTCTCGGCCGCAACGAAATGGTGACGTCCTTCACCGGCCCGCTGGCCACGACGCGCGCCCACCAATACGCCGAGACGCGGGAGGATCGGCCTCTCGCCGGCGTCAAGCACGATGTGGGCTGCGAGCTCGCCGAAAAGCTCGGGCCCTGCACATGCGGCGAGGAGACGGCCTACTTGCTGCGCTGGATTCTCCATGAATTCGACGGCGGCGGCGAAGGCCTCGGGCTCATGTCGAGCGATATCGACGATGTGAAGCCCGACACGCTGGTGCAGCCGGAAATCACGGTGGGGCTGGTGCGCGCGATCCGGCAAGTGGCCCAGAACCGGCGCCTGGCGGCGGAAGCGAGCGCGTCATGAGAGCGCCCAACCGCTACGAAATCGTGGACCGGCTTGAGCTGGCGCTGCTATTCATCGCGCTCGCGAGTGTTGCGGCGAGCTGGGCTCCCGGCGCGATCGAGCCGCCCGGCGTGCTCAGCCCGCTCGGCGTCGCTCGGTTCTTCGTCGGCAGCATCACGGCGATCTTCAGCTTATGGCAGGCCATCTTCCATCTTTGCGGCTGGCTTCGCGCCATGCTGACGGCACGGAGGCCAGCATGAGCGGCGCGAAGGCTGGCGGCCCGGCGTTTCCGCTTCACCCTGATGTGAGCCTGAAGGACGAGGGCTGGCACGGCATGTCGCTCCTCGACTATTTCGCGGGGCAAGCGCTGGCGGGAATTCACGCGCGGGATTGCTTCGACGAAGGCCTCGCCACGCCTGAGCAGCGCGCCGGCATCGCCTACATCGATGCGATGGCCATGCTGGAAGCCCGCGCGGCGATCGCGAAGGCCGCGTTATGAGCGTCGATCGCCAAGATTGCGAGCACGGCCACGGCCGCCTCGTCAACGAGCTGGCGGCGATGATCGCCAGCGACCACGGCCTGACCATGAAGGGCGCGGTGCTGGTGATCCTGCCGGCGCTCGACGATGCGGATGGGCTGGAATGGGAGGGCCGCGTCTTCGGGTTCTTCAACACCGCCGGCCTGGCGCAAGCCGCCGACGCTGTGCTGGCGATCGGCTCCGATCATATCCCGGACGGATGCAAGACATGCGACTCGGCCGGCAAAGCTATGTCGCACGCTCGCCAGTTCTTCCGCGATCAGTATCACTTCCTCGTCGAAGGGCGCCGGCGCGGCCCGCATGAGGCCTTCGACGCCTATGCCCGCGATCCCGAAATCCGGCGAGCGCTCGATCGAGCTGGGGAGCTCGGCCGTCTCATCGCCGCCGATGCCTTTGCTCGCGGCGCCGCCTGGGCGCTGGCGGAGCAAGCCAATCGAAAGGCCAAGTCATGAGCGACGAGCGCGAAAGGGCGATCTTCATCGCCGGCCGCGTGCTGGATATGCCCGGGCGCGATCCCGATCGGGATGAGGCGGTGCTCGCCCGCCAGTTCCTCCGCGCGATCGATGACGATCTGGCCGATGGCTTCCGCGTCTGGGCTGGGGATTGCGCCAAGCCGCTCCCGGATTTGACCGGCGATGAGCTCAACGAGGCCGAGGGCCGCATCATGGGCGAGCGCCTGAAGCTTTCGCCCCACGCGCCCTTCAGCGTCCGGGTTTTCTACGAGACGGCCGCCAAGGCTTTCGCCGGCGAGCGCGCACGGAGGGCGGCATGAACTTGCCTTTGATTTCGGTTTGGCAATGGCAGACGGCCGCCGAAGATTTCGTCTGCATCGGTCTTTTCACCGATGGCGAAGATGCCCGGAGGCTGGCGGTCGCCAATCCCAACGAGTGTGTCTTCGGCGGCCAGCCTGTTCCGCTAGGCAACCCAATGCGGAAGCCGGCGTGCGTCATCAAGCACGACACGCTGGAGGACGCGCTCGATCAGATCAGGAAGCCGACGCGCGAGGCGGCGCTGGAGGAAGCTGCGAAGCTCTGCGACGCCTATGGCCGCGAAGGCGAGCGCACCGCAAAGGAGTATGCCTGCGAGACAGCAGACGAAATCGCAGCGCGCATCCGCGCGCTCCCCGGCAGCGCTCAGAAAAAGATCACGGCATGAGCGAGCTCGCCCATCCGCGCCCGAAGCCGCCCGGCCGGCCCGTCACCGCCTCGCTCCAGCGCGAGCGGTCGATCGATTGCCCGCTTTGCGCCGCTGAGCCTGGCCGCCCATGCCGATCGATGAGCGGCGCGATCAGCAATGAAACCCACCGCGAGCGCAGGAACCTCAGCCGATGCGAGTGATCCTCTTCGACGGCCAGCAAACCGTCGCCGAGTTCGGCTTCCTCCGCCTCGATGCGCCGCCGCGCGCCGTGCTCTTCGACGGCGAAACCTACTGCATCGATCATCCCCTCGTCGCCTTCACCGAGGGCGGCGGCCGCAAGGTCTGTGGCTGGGCCTATCGCTTCGAGAAGCCGATGAAGCTGCGAGCTGAGGATCGGCTCACGCCCAATCGCTTGGCCGATGGCCAGGGCGGCGCATGACCACGCGGCGCGGCTTCCTTGCCGGGATGCTGGCCAGCGCGGCGGTCGCGCCGATCGTCCTGGCCGAAAGCACCACCGCAAGCTGGTCTGTCGGGCCCGGGTTTCTGCTGGGCGAACCTTGGGTTGACGCCACTCCTGAGCAAATCTTGGCGGATATCGAGTACGCCATCAATCAATCGATCATGGCCGATTTTGTGTCGCTGGGGCGCGGCGACTATCGCCTCCCCCTTGCCAAACACCCGGCGCCGATGGATATGCTTCGCCCGGCTGTTTCGTTAGGGCCAACCCTCTACCCGGAGATTCTCCCATGAAGCGCATCCGCCTCATCGACGCCGCCGGCAAAGATGCCGGAAATTACGATATCGAGAACGATGGCCATCCCCACGCCGCCGTCCATGTCAACGGCCGCCTCTTCACGCTGGAGCCAGCGGCAGGCCTGGACCCGCCGGCGGTGCGCACCTATCGCGCGTGCGATCCGCCCAATGTCGCCCGCTTCGCCGAAGTCAAGGATGAGCTGGAGCTGACCGATCAGCAGCGGAGAGACCCGCAGCAGCAGCGGCAGGATCGGGCGGGGGCTCGCGTGCAGACCACCGAGCACAACGCCGGCGAGAAGACAGGCAGCGATCGGGAAGTGACGGCCGATGAAGACGCCGAGGGCGATCTGAACGAAGCCCTGCTCGAAAAGACGATCGAGGAATCCAAGAGCGCCTCGGCCGAGCAGCTCGCCCAGCTCGATGTGGATATCCGCGGCGCCCTGGCCAACGCCAAGAACGCCGGCGATCTTCTCCCGCTCTGGGCAGCGGCCTACGATGCCCGCACTTCGGAGCTCAAAGCCGCCTGATCGAGCCTTCCGTTTTCAAGAGGAGTTCTGCGAAATGTCCAACAAAGCCTTCCGCCTTCATGCCAAGGGCGCGCCGATCGAGCAGCTTCGCAGTGTCATCGCCCCTTGCGTGATCGCTGAGCTCGAAAATGATATCGATCGGCGCAACCACGGCAAAAGCATGATCGAAGTGATCGGCGCCCGTTGGCGCAAGGAGCACGGCTTCGGCCGGCCATTCCTCCGCCTAGGCGGCCGCGGTAGTTCTGGCGGCTATCGTGAGCGCCAAGCGGCCGCTGAGGCCGCGCGCAACCGCAAGGCCCAGAAGGCCGCCCGCGTGCGATCCAAAATGGCGCAAGGCGTGCGCTCCGCCGGCATCATGCTCGGCAAGGCGATGATGCTGGCCCGCAAAGCGGCGCGCGGATCATGACCATCACGGTCGAATTGATCGGTGGTGGGCCGGCGCTCGATAGCCTCAACGAATCGATGGCCCACATGCGCCAGAAGATCGCCGAGGCCTTCATCGTGCCGGCGGCGCTCCTCGGCCATCCCAGCGCCGAGGCTGAGTTCTATGCCAGGGCGCGCCAATCCACCGCCATGCTCCAGCGCCAGCTCGACCAGCTCGTCGAGACAATAGCCAACGATGCCGCCTTCCGCTCCCGCATCGTTGCGCTGGTGCCGAAGCCATGACTGAAACCTCCCGGATTGCCCTCGGCATCGAGACGCCGCTGCGCCGCTGCCAGCGCAAGGATTGCCAGCACTTCGCCACCGGCACGATCGTGCTGCTCGTCCCCTTCGAGGGATATGGCGTGCCGCCGAAGAACCGGCAGGCATCGACAAGCGAGATGGAGCCGCTCCAGCTCTTCATCGGGATCGAGGTCTGCAAGGCGCATGGCGCCGAAATCAAAGCGGCCGATTTTGTCAATCCAGACATGGAGCGCGCCGTGATCCGCGCCTGCATCGAGCAGGCCAAGCCGAAGCCGGACTTCTCGCGCGCCATCACCGGCGGCCGCCCGCTCGATGATCCGAAGTATATCGGCTATCTCGCCCACATGGCGGCGGCGAAGGGGCCGAAGCAATGAGGCTCGGATCGAAGCGGCCAAGGTATGAACCGCCAGCTCCTCCGCGCATCCGCAGCGACGCTGAAATTGAGGCCGATATCTGCGGCGCCATGCAAGCGGCCGCCAACGAGCGTGGCTTTGCTGAGCAATGCTTGGCGCCTCGCGGCAAAGACGATCACATGCTGGCCGCCGTGCGCTGGGATCATCTCGCCGTCGCCTATCGCAACGAGCTGGTGGCGGCCAGGACAATGAGGCGCGCATGACGCACTCCGGCGGCCAGCCGCACACCAACGTGGGCGATCGCGGCCAGCGGTTCGAAGTCCGCGCCACCGGATATCCGAAGGCCGAGAAGAGCGTGATCGGCTGGAGCCCCGATCTTGCCGGCGCGCGGCGCATGGGCGCCGCGATCATGCTCGCGCCAGGCTGCACGGCAATCGAAGTCTTTGATCGCGTCGAAGGGGTGATCGTATGAGCGCCAAAAGCGCAAAGCTGGCGAGCTGGGCCATTGCTATCGGCGCGCTCCTCCTCCTCGCGGGATGCCACAAGCCGATGACGCCGGCAGAAGTCGGCGCGGCCGTCGCGAAGTGCAAGGCGCTTAATCTGAAGGTCGAGCAATTCGATGACTCGCTGACCGGCGAGCTGGTCGAAATCCAATGCTTCCCGAAAGAATAGGCGGACGAAAGATGTTCCATCCTGAAAGCATCGAAAGCGCCAAGCGTGCCGGGCACGATGCTGGATTTTATGGCCCCAACATTTCAAACTGTCGCTTCGCTCTCTTTGCAGTCCCAGAACTTACTGCCGCGTGGCAGCTTGGGAACGTTCAAGGCCAGGAAGATAGGAAGAAGCATATCGCCGCCATTGCAGCGGCTGAAAAGTAGGAGCGACCATGTTCACGACCTACCGCAAACTGCTTGAAGACTTGGTAAAGACTAATAATGCTAAATACTCATCTGACCCGGAGCATGGCGAGGCAATGCTGGCAGCGCTTTACGCGACGGTTTTCGCCATGCTGGAAAAGCTGGCGGACAAGGAAGACGCCGTTTCTGTGGAACAGGACTAAGGAGCGAAAACATGGCACTTTCAAACATGGGGCGGGAACCGCGCCGCGAGATTACGGAACAGATTGCCGGGCTGCTTTTCATTCTGGCTTATGTCGGCTGGGTGGTTTTCTCAGTTCACCTGTCAACGGTTTTGTATCACCCAGTTTATTGCAAACCGGGTGTTCCAAAGTGTGCTGTGGCAGACGCTGTTTTTGACTACTGGAGCGACCCCGGCGACCTTTGCATCACGGTTGGCTTGAGCCTGTCGGTCTGGCTGCTCTATCCGGTCCTGCTGCTGATGCACGCCTTTGGCGAAATGGTCTGCGGCTGGATGAAGGCCCTTGGCTTCGATCCCCGTCCCAAGCAGCGTTATTGAGGAGCGGAATATGGGAGAAGGAATGAAACGTGCTGTTGCCGCAGCGAAGGCCACACGAAAGGCCAACGCGGAGCGCCAGCTTATCGAGGCCACCTTCACCGAATGGTGGCACATGAAGGCCCGGCTCGGCATGACGGCGACGGAAGCGGGCGCATCCCTGATGGGCGCTTTCAACACCGCCGGTCTAAAAATCACCAAGCGATAACGGAGGGCCTGTCATGAGCTGGAAGATGTTCCTCGATAGCCGGATGATCGACGCCAGCTCGCGCCTTCTCATCCGCAAGGGCGGCGAGCACTCCTTCGGCGATCCGGTGGAATTCGTCGCCGGCTTCAAGATGGAGACGATCGCGCCCATGTCGCCCGGCCCCGAGGCGATCCGCTCAGGATGGGGGCAGGCCGACGAGGCCCGCGCCTTCCTTCAGGCGGCGATCGATTGCGCTTGGGAGAACGGGATGCGCCCCGCCGGCTGGGCTGACCACGGCCGGGAAGTCGCGGCCCTCCGCGACCATCTTCACGACATGCGCGCTTTGGTATATGCCGGGGACATGAAGCCGGAGGAAAAGACCCCGCCGCTGCTTCCAAGCCAGAGGCCGAAGTGAGCAGAAGCCCGGACGCCACGATCGCCGCAATCATGGGATGGCCCATCCAGGCTGTGATCCGCGCGCCGAAGACTGGCCAAGTCTGGGCTTCATGGTTTCCGATCAACGCGACCCGGTGCGTGCTCTATTCGGGCGAGAATCGCTCCAGCGTCGCCGGCCACATTCCCTTCTCCCGGGCGCTGGAGGAGGAATATCGGGTGCGCGGCATTCCCGTCGAAATCCAATATCCAGCGAAGAAGGCCTGACCATGCTCGGCATGTGCTCGATGACCGGCGGTTATCGCATCGATCCCGGCCTCCCGCCGCCTGGCGCTCCCGGGCAATGGCTCGGCTTCAATGCTGAAGGCTGGGCCTTCGTGCTGCGCTGGGATGCGAAGAATAATTGCTGGGTTGGAACGGGCTGGGCCAACGACCCGCTCTATGGCGTGACGCCGATCGCCATCGCCGCCATCACGGACAAGGCCAACCATTTCACCCACCACGCCAAGATGCCGGGGATCGAGCCATGATCGATCCGAAGGACTGGCCCGCGACGAAGGTCGAGCTCTGGGGCGTCGAGCGCATCAAGCCCTATGCCAAGAACGCCCGCACCCATAGCGAGGCCGATATCCTCGCGGCCCGGCGCGCGATCGACGAATATGGCTGGACGTATCCGATCCTCGTCGATGAGCTTGGCGGGATCATCGCCGGCCATCGCCGCTTCGCCGCCTCCCAGCTCGATCCGCCGATGGAGGAAGTCCCGGTGCTGGTGGCGCGCGGCTGGAACTCCGATCAGGTTAAGGCCTACCGGCTTTGGGACAACAAGAGCACGCTCAGCGGCGGGTGGGACGAGGGCCTGTTGCGCACCGAGCTCGGCGAGCTGCAAACCGCCGCCTTCGATCTTTCGCTGACCGGCTTCGAGCTGGCCGAGCTCAATGTCTTCTCCAGCGGCGCCCCGGCCGCGCCCACCGATGGCCGCAAGCCGACGATCGGCAACCTCGCCGACAAGTTCTTCGCCGTGCCCTTCTCCGTGCTCAATGCCCGCGAAGGCTGGTGGCAGGATCGGAAGCGCGCCTGGCTGGCGCTGGGGATCGAGAGCGAAGTCGGCCGCGGCGGAAACCTGCTCAAGAAGTCACTGCAAGATCGTCTCGCCCTTGTCATTCCCGGTCATTACCGAAATGTCGTGGCTTATGTTGCGAAGTGCCGCACTGACGGCCTCGATGATGACGCGATAGAGCAGAAGGCGCTCAAGGAGTTCGGCAATAAAAAGGCCGATACAGCGGCTCGCGATGCCACGCCCGGCGGCGGCGGTCCCAATAGCATCTATCGCCAAGGCCCTGGCGGAGAAAACGAAGAGTCAGGCGGTGGCACTTCGATCTTCGATCCGGTCCTGGCCGAGCTGGCTTATCGCTGGTTTTGCCCGCCCAAGGGGCTGGTGCTCGATCCCTTCGCCGGCGGCTCCGTGCGCGGCATCGTCGCCAGCAAGCTCGGGCGCCGCTACATGGGCGTCGATCTTCGGGAAGAGCAGATCGCCGCCAACCGCGCCCAGGGCAAGAAGCTGTGCAAGGCGCCGGCGCCCGAATGGATCAAAGGCGATAGCCTCAAGATCGGTCAGCTCACTAAGGGCGCGAAGGGAATGCCGGCCGACCTGATCTTCTCCTGCCCGCCATATTCCGATCTCGAGCGCTACAGCGACGATCCCAAAGACCTGAGCACGATGGAATATGGGAAGTTCATCGCGGCCTACAACAAGATCATCGAGGCGAGCTGCGAGCTTCTGGCCGACGATCGCTTCGCCATCTTCGTTGTCGGCGATCTTCGCGATGAGAAGGGTCTTTACCGCGGCTTCCACATGGACACGATCAGGGCCTTCGAGGAGGACGGGCTGCGCCTCTACAACCATGCGATCCTCGTCACCAGCGCCGGCTCTCTCGCCATGCGCGCCGGCCGGGCCTTCGAGACGAGCCGCAAGCTGGGAAAGACCCATCAAGACGTTCTGATCTTCGTGAAGGGCGATCCTGTCAAAGCCACCGAGGCGATCGGGCCCGTCGAGTTCGGCGAGCCGGAAGGCATGGAGCCAGCAGCTCCCCCGGGCGAGTTCGGCGAGAAGGTGACGGCCAAGGATATCGGGGGCGAGATAACTTGATCGAAGCCGATCTCGCCGCCGCCCGCGCCGCGCTCCCTGGCATTCCAGAGCGGATGGGCCTGTTGGCTGAGCGCTGCCGGCAACGCGCCGCCGAGACGCCCTATCCATCCGTGGCCGAAGGATGGCTCCAGCTCGCGACCGATGCGGAAGTGATTGCGGCCGATGCCGCCGAGCGTTTAAGGAAGACGACATGACTGACACCGCCGCGCTGAAGGCCAACCTCAAGGCGTTCCTCCATTTCGTCATCACCAAGGGCAGCGGCGAGGTTCTCTTCGGCGCCGAATACGATGTGGCCGAAGGATGCTGGGCGGCGGCGCTGCAATGCGATGGGTGCAAGCACTTGTTCCCGCCAGGCGTCGGCCGCCAGCTCATCCGCGAGACGCGGGAGGATATCGATCGCAGCACCAAGGCGATGAACGCCGCTCTGAAGGAGCAGCTCGGCATCGACAAGCATGAGGAGCTCCTCGTCCAGCTCGAAAAGTGTTGCAAGCTGGCGATGGAGCGGCAGCGCGACAATGCTCGGCCGAGCAGCTTCCTCACGCTGGCAGAAGCCGCCGGCAATGCCTGAGTGGTACGAAGCCGCTCCGATCATCGAGGAGCATGGCGGCGTGCTGGTTGTCCGCGAGGATTTGCTCGACGGCGGCTCCAAGATCAGGTTTCTCCCGCACATCGTCGCCGGCGCGAAGGAAATCGTCTTCGGCGGTCCATTTTGCGGCGGCGCGCCCTATGCGCTCTCGGTCTATGGGCGCCGCAAGGGCGTGGCCGTCACGCTGTTTTATGCCAAGCGCAAGGAATTCCACTGGCGCCAGAAGGCGGCCTTCCGCAATGGCGCGACGCTCTTCCAAGTCCCGGCCGGCCGCATGAGCGTTGTCCAGCACCGGGCCCGGTCTTATGCCGCCCAGGCTGGCGCGCTCTTCCTGCCGCTGGGCTTCGATATCCCCGGCGCCACCAGCCCCTTCGAGGCGGTCATGGCCCGGGTGGCCGCTCAGGCTGGGCCGGTGGACGAGGTTTGGTGCGCGACGGGCTCGGGGATGCTGGCGCGCTGCCTCGGCCGGGCCTTCCCCCAGAGCCGGGTCTTTGGCGTGACTGTCGGGCTGGCCAGCCGGAATCAGAAGCAGGCCTTCCCGCCAAACGTCGAGCTGGTGCCCTGCCCCTATGATTTCGCGGAGGAGACGCCGGCCAGCTCCCCGTTCCCGAGCTGCGGAAACTACGATCGCAAAGCATGGGAGCAGCTCATGGCGCGCGGGCGCGGCCGCCGGCTCATGTGGAATGTGCTGGGCGATCGGCCGCCGGCGGTGTAAAGCTGAGCCTCGGCATCAAGGGGGCGTGGCTCATGGACTGGCAAACTCTCGGATTTCAAATCACCAGCGCGGCCCTCATCGCCGGACTCCTCGGCTTCGTCGGCTGGTTGGCCCATCATGTTTTCGGACTGAATTGGTGGTGGACCGCCGGATGGGTCGCGGTCGCCTTCTTGGCGATCCTGCTCATCTGCTTGCTCCTTTTGATCTACATGCTCTCTCGCGCCGATATCGATATCGGCTGACATGACGGCGCCGGAATGGTCCCGCGGATTTCCCATGAGCTTCCTCAAGGAAGCGGCCGCGCTCTACCGCGCCGAGTTCAAAGCCCATTGCTACGGCGCCTTCGGCCTGCCGAAAGAGCGTGACGTCGCCGATGCCAGGGCGGCCGGGCAGCTCATGTGGACGGCGATCGACGGCAAGCTCGAAGCGATCGCCATGTTTCGCCACCATACGATCGGCTCCAGCCACACCGATTTCGCCGGCCGCGTCGCCAAGATCGAGGCTGGCGATCTTTTCATCCGCTCGATCGCCGGCTCGCCTGGCGGGAAGCGGAAGATCATCAACACCCTGATCGAGCGCTCCGGCGCGAAGCGCGCCTGGCTGGAGGGCCATGTCGAGAACCCGGCGCTGTGCCTGCTTCTCGAAACCATGGGCTTCCGGCGCGCCATGACGAAGATCGCCGCCAGCTCGGACTTAAAGGGCCTTTGGTGGTTTGGGCCGCCGCCGGTCATCGAGCAGCTCGATCCGGCCGATGTGCCCGGCATCAAGGTGATCAGCCTCCGCGGCGATGGCGCCGCCAGCCCCGAAGATCTCGCCGGCGTGCGGCGCGAGCTCGACCACATCGAGAGCGGCCGGTGGGCTCAGCATTATTCCAGCTACAACAAGCGCAAGAGCTGGACGAGCTTCGCCCTGGCCGGCTTCGATCCATCCGATACCAGCTTCATCATCAAGCCCTCCGAAATGTCGAAAGACTGGAAGGCCAAGAACCCGGAGCGCATGAAGGCCGAGTGCGGCTTGACGGCGCTCGGGCAGATCATGGTCAGCACCATGGCGCTGGTCGATCGCATCCCCGGCAAGAAGCAGCGCGTGCGCTTCATGCGCCTGGCCGCCGGCAATGGCGAGCTCACCCGCCATAGCGATATCACCGATCCCGAGGCCGGGACCAAGGATGGCCAGATCGCCCGGCTGCATATCCCGATCGTCACCGATCCGCGCTGCGTCTTCCGCTCCTGGGCGCTCGATGGGCGGGAATGGCAGCTCCACTTCCCGCAAGGGACGCTCTGCTATATCGACACCCGCAAGCCTCATGCGGTGGTCAATCCATCCGATGTGGAGCGCATCCACCTTGTCGTCGATGTGCATTGTGGGCCCGAGCTGCGGAAGCTGATCGCGGCATGAGCGTCGAGGGAAAACATATTGCTCTCGATCCCGGGCATCCGGTGATGACGCCATTCCCGCGAGCTCCGGGCGAGTTCCGTTTCGAGACTATGGGGCAGAGCGCGGCAGCTCCGCCGGCGCCAGGCCAGCGCGGGCGCTTCAATTTCGGTTGCCCGCTCGGGCATGGAAACTGCGGCTCGATCTGGATCGTCAACGGAAAGAAGCCGCCCGAGAACAAGGTCTGGGCTTGGGATGGCAATATCGAAAAGCCCACGCTGCATCCCTCGATCAACTGCCTTTCACACAATCCAGAGAACCCGGCGGAAAAATATGCCGGGTGTGGTTGGCATGGCTGGCTCCGCGAGGGCGTCTTCTCGCCGGCCTGAGCTGGGCGTCGCCCGGAACATTGCCGGTCCCAAGCCGTTTACACTTCGCGCCGCAATTAAGCGGCCGAAGGAACTACCATGAAAACCCCCACCCCGAAGCCGGCGCCGGAACTCGCGCCCCTGCCGAAGCCGGACGGCCCCTCGAAGCCGGTCTAAATCCCGCTGAAACGAACAAGGCCCCGGGGTTGAGCCCGAGGCCTTGTCGTCGTTTTCAAGAGGGCCGAGCGTTTGCGAAGCGCGCGGCCCGGAAGGATTAGCACCCGCCGCCGGCGGAGGGCAAGCTCAGCCCTGATCGGCGACGAGCTCCCAGCTTCCGACCTTGTTGCCGTTGGTATCGCAGCAATTTCCGATGACGCGGCCTGCCCGAAGCGCTTGGCACACTTGCTGGAGCGCCCAGATCACTTCCTGAGCTGGATCGCCCTCGAAGGCCGCGTTGTCCGTTTTGAGCTCGATCTTAAACATGGGCCGCCACCTTCTTGGCTTCCAGCGCGATCACCGCCAAATTGCGGTAGCGATCCATCGCCTTCGGGCTCGTGCTGACCGGCTTGATATCGAAAGCCTTCAGCCCGGCGATATCCTTCGCCTTCACCAACTTGACGAGCTCGGCCAGGCGCGGGCGGAATCGCTCATGCGTCGGCGCCGAGAAGTCGGGCGGTGCTGGAAGCTTGCCGGCCGCCGCGTCGATCGCCGCCTGAGCGCGCTGCCCCGGCTCTCGGCTGCTGGCCGTCGCATCGGCCGCCAGCTTCTTCAGCCCCTTCTCGCGCTCCAGTCTTTCGGCTCGGGCTTTGAGCAGCTCGTTCTTCCGCGTGGCATTCGGCGGCGGGAAGCCGGGGATGCCGAGCGGCTTTGCTTTTTCGTCTTTGGTCATGTCGCAGTTCTCCTCTTGGTTGACGTTATGGAATGGTCGAAATTATGATGCGCTGAAGGCGCTCGCCTTCGCCGACACTCCGCGCCAGCAAGAGCGGGCGCAGCTTGATCCGGTTGGGATCGATCTTCTCGTCTGCCGTGATGACCGCCCAGGCGCGGACGGACTTCGGCTTCTTGCGGTTGTAGGGGCCGCCAGGTCCCGGCGGCCGGCCGAGCGGCTTCATTTCGAGGCCTCGCTCTCGATCAGAGCGGTGAGCTCAGCCGCATTCGCTACGCCGGTAACGACGCCCAACAGGCCTGTCCTGTTTTTCAGGATGAGCGCGCGGTTGGAACCGAGCACCGCCACCACATCGGCGCGGATGATGGAATCTTCGGTAAATGGAACGTGCTGGAGCCCGATCCGATTGGCCCCGAGATTGCCGGCGCCGTGGCATAGGTCGTTGAAGCTGCAAAGAAGGAATTTCATTTCGCAAAGTCTCCTCTTGTGGTTGGTGGTCTAAGTCTTTTCGGCTGGGTCGCAAGCCTTGGCCGCCATATCGCCGAAGGCTCGGCCGATCGCGCGGCCCTCGGCTTGGAGCTCGGCGATCCTGCCAGCGGTTTCAGCCCAGATCGGCTCCTTCTTGGCGGGCATATAGGCCGAGCCATGATTGGCCCCGCCGCAGGCGCAAGTGCATTTGCCGGTGACGCTCTCCCGGCATCGGGCATCGCAGCCCACGGCATGGGAGAAGACACCCACCACCCGATTGGAAAGGACGCCGCCGATCCCGCATTTCGGGCATCCGCCGCGCTGATCGCTGGCGGGCTCGATCTGGATCTCGGCGCCATCGCTCGGCCGCTTCCAGAGGCGCGTCGGTGGAGAGTTCTTCCCCCGGCGCTCCTCATAGTCGAAGCCCCAGACATTGCCGCAGCCGCCCTTCTTCTGGCATCGGAAGATGTAGCGGGTCATGGCGTCATCGCCTTGACGTAATTCCAGGCGTCCAGAGCGCGCCACCCCGCCGCTCGCATCAAGCGGTAAAGGGCTTTCTGATCGATGTATGTGATCTTGAAAGTGCCTCGCGCCTCGATCTTCTCTGGCCATGTCATTCGCTCCATGAATGCCACTCCCCCGCCGGCAAATCGAGAACTCGATCGGGATCGCCGAGCTTCTCCTGGGGCGTTTGGCTTTCCATGCCGGCGTAATAGCCGGCCGACACCTTAAGCTGAGCCTTGGCGGCCTCGACGCTTTCGGCAACGGCGAAGCAAACCGTGCCGCCGAAAGGGATGCGATAGGGATTGTCCCAGACGAAGAGTTTGAGCTGGCTCATTTCGCCCCCTCGATCGGCTCGATGCGATAATCCGCGGTGAGCGGCCGCATCCGCTCCAGATAGGCGATCGCCGCCGGCTCGCAATCGAAGGCGGCCATGGTATGCCACCACTGGCCGCCGCCCCCGCCGGTTTCGCGGCGCTGGACGATGTGCGTGAGCGTGTCGAGCTGGCTCATGGCGTGGCCTTCGGGAGCAGCGCTTCGGATTGCTCGATCGCGCGCTCCGCCGCCTCGGTGATCTTGTTCCAGGCTTCCAGCCCGTTGCCATGCTGCTTCGCGGCCAGGAGCGCCTTGAGCGCCGCCAGAGTGTTCCGATGCGCCTCGCATGTTCCCCAGGCCGAGCGCGGATCGGCCGCGATCGCGCCCATATCGCGGACGCCCACCAGCTTGACGCCGGCGAACTTGGCGAACATATCCGAGCCGGCCCAGAATTCGGCCTCCTTGGAATCCTCAGCCCAGCCGATCGAGCAGGCGATCATGCCGCCGAGCTCCTTGATATCGATATCGGCGATCGTGCCGAGCTCGCTATCAGCTCCCCCCAAATTGTGAAGCAGATCGGCGCGCTCTTGCGCCGGCAGCTCATCAAGATCGACTTCAATTTCAAAGCGCAGTTTTCTCATGGGGCTATTCCTTCGAGGATTGCGCGGAAGCTGCCGCGCGCAGATCGGCAGGGACGGGAAGAGCGACGCCATCGCACATCGCATAAATCAGCGTCGGGCGGCCGGGCCATTCGGCTTCGACCGTTTTGGAATGGGCGTCGGCCTCGGCGATCGAGCCGAAACCTTCGCGCATGTAGCGGGCCCGGTAGCGGTATTGATAAACCGAGAAGCTCTGGGCGCGGGCGATCCGCTGGCGCGCATCGAGCTCGGAGGGGTGGATGGGCTTGCTCATCCGGCCACCCCGGCGGCGCCGGCGGCGGCTTCCTCGGCGGCATAGATCGCCTCGGCCAGCCTGCTCGCGCGGCTGGAGCTTCCCGCCATGAGCTCAGTGCGCTCCTTGGCCGTCTTCGCCACATTGGCGCGGACGAGAAGATCGAGGAGGTTGGTGGCCTCCACCATCGCTTGATGCACAAGGTCTTTCGCGTCCTCTTGGCTCATGGCTTCACCTTCGCGAGCTCAGTTGCTTTGCGGCTGGCCAGCAGATGCGCGATGGTTTCGCGCTTGTAGAGCTTGCCGCTTTTCCCGACCACCATCCCGTAGGAATGGCCGGGGTTCTTCTTGTCCTCGCACCAAAAGAGGATCGGCCGCCCGAAGTCGTTCCGCTTCAAAGCCTCGCGGAATTGCTTGTCGCTAAGATCGCGGCTCATGTTGAAAGCGCCTCGTAACTGGCCTTGTCCTCGTAGCGGATGGCATCGCCATCCCACATCGGGCCGCAAAGGCGCTCGAATGTGGCCCAGCCCCGCAGCTCTTCGCGCATTTGCCCGGAGCGGTTGTTGAAGCCGCGCTGCTTGAAGCCGCGAAGCTCGATCGCCGCGACCATGCCGGCGCTGTCGAATTCGCTTTTCACCATTTGGCCGTCGATCATTTGGATAAGGCGCACCTTCATGGCTCAGCCCTCCTCGATCTTGATCGTGTCGCCCGGCGTGAGGATCGAGCAATCGGCAAGCTCGATTACAGCGGCGCGGATGGCCTCGGCCGCCTGATCGCCAGTCGCCGCGCTGGGGATTTCGATATCGCGGCGATCGAGCTCGCCGGCGCCGCCGTCGAGGATGATGGAAATCTTTCGCATGGTAGGCCCTCTCGAATCAGGCCCGGGGATCGGGCCTCTTCAGCCTGAAAATCTAGGTCTTTACTCGGTGGTCGCAATCCCCGGACTAACCCTTGGGGTAATGGCCCCTTTTCGTGTTAATCTTTCAGCCCCCCGGTCTTTTATGTCGCCGGGGCCGGTCGGAGCGGAAAATGGGGCTTTCTGGGGAATGGCTGGAGGAGGAGCGGCATCTAGCGGCGCTCCGCGCCCATTACCCAGCCCGGATCGCCCTGATCCAGCGACTATTCCGGGGCGGGCAGGCCCGGCGCTCCCTGATCGCCCGCTTCGGGCAGGATATCGTCGATCTGGCGATTGCCGAGCTGGGCGGATAGGCTGGCTCCCTCGATCGAGAGGAGGCCGCCATGATCCTGCGCTGATAGCAAAGTCCCGGCCTCATGCCGGGCAAAGATGCGCCCGGGTCCACCGTTTCTCCGTGAGCATCCGATGAATGAAGCGAAGGCCCTGGGCGATGCTCAGGGCCTTTTCATTTCCGGCCGGCGGAGTAGGATGGCCCGGTTAGAGGAGCTGTTGCGCCGCAAGGCGCCGGGGGGTGCTTCCCCCGCTCATGGCTGCGAAGAAGTGGGGGCGCTCGGCAATCGGGCGCCCCCTTTTGCTTGCGCCTGGCCACGGCGCGCGGCATTCTCCGGCCGCCAAGACTTTCGACAATCGTATCCCCGCGCCCCGGGTACGGGCCGCGCCTGGACATGCAGGCGGGTGGAGCGGCCATCATCGCCGCCGCTGGGTGGAATGCCCGGCAACTAATCTGCTGGTTCGAAACCAGCTCGCTGACCGAGGCAGGTGCCGGAGCGCCGGCAGAAAGCGTGATGACGGTCTGACAGCCGGGAAAGACCGGCACCTTCCCAATCGATCGACTTGCCCGCCGGCCGCCAGCCGTGCGACAACCGCCCGGGGTTGATCGATTGAGGCACGAATGGCGCGGGCTTGGTATGTTGTCCAGACCGTTCCCGGCAACGAGGCCAGAGTCAGCCAAGCGATCGCCGAAATCCCAGAGCAGCGCTTCGGCAGCTTCCTCCCCCTCATGGAGCGGGAAATCAGCCACGCCCGCCGGAAGTCGATCGTCCAGCGGCCGCTTTATCCCAGCTACATCTTCGCCGAATTCGATGCCGCCGAGGATGCGGAGGACGATTGGCCCAAAATCCTCCAGCTCAAGGGCGTCCATACGATCCTCGGCATCCAGCGAGCGAGCGGCATTCCGACCAGCCGCGAGGAAATCGCCCGGCGCTTTCGACCGAAGGCGCCGCTCGCCCTGCCGGCGCGGGTCGTTCCGGCCCTCAAGGAGGCGATGGCATCCTCTGGCGGAGTCTTCCGGCTCCTCGCGCCGAAAAAACAACAGCTTAAACCCGGCTCGCGCGTCCGCGTGATCGATGGGCCGCTCGAAGGATTGGTCGGCCTCGTCGCCTTCGATCGACGGGAGCGGGTCGGCATCCTGCTTGACATGCTCGGGCGCAAAGGTGCTATTTCGATTCCGCGAGAGTCGATTGCGCTCATGGGTTAGCGGGCTGGGGGTTTTCACCCGGTCCGCCGCAGGCTTCCCGCCACTCGGAAAATCGATCGATAGATGACCAAGCGAAAGCCCAAGTCTCAGCACCGCCAGCGGGCACACCAGCCGACGCCGGAGCTCCAAGGGCAGGTTCGGGGAATGGCCCTGGCCAACCTCCCTCTGGAGCTGATCGCCAAGACGATCGGGATCGCCGAGAATACGCTCACCAAGCACTATCGGGAGCACATCGATCAGGGCCGGGCCAAGCTGCTCGGCGCCGCCGCTACCCAGACCGCCCGCTTCGTGTATGGTGCGAAGGCGGAATTCGACGCCGGCGGCAACCAGATACGAGCCGAAGTGAAGCCGGAGCAGGCCGCGTGCTTCTTCGTCCTCAAGACCCAAGGCAAGAAGTTCGGTTGGTCCGAACGGACCGAGCATACCGGGGCAGATGGCGCGCCGCTTTTCAATGACCTCGACCTCACCAAGCTCACCGTCAAGGAATTTGAGCAGCTCGCGTGGCTTCTCAGCAAGTGCGGAGTGGGCGTTACGATTGAAGGCCGAGCGCGTCCGGCGCTTACAGGCTGAAGAGCTAGAAAAGACCAAGGCCAACGCCGAGGCCATCCGCGCCGAGTGCAAAACCTTTTACGAATTCGTCAAGCGCGCCTGGCATGTGCTGGAGCCCACCACCGCCTTCGTCGATAACTGGCATATCCGGTGGATCTGCACGCTCCTCGAAGCCGTGACGGCCGGCAAGATCACCCGCCTGCTCATCAACATTCCGCCGGGCATGATGAAATCCCTCCTCATCGGGGTGCTCTGGCCGGCTTGGGAATGGGGCCCGGGCGGCAAGCCGGGGCTGCGATATTTCACCGCCTCCTACAAGGAGGAATGGGCGACGCGCGATTCCCGCAAGATGCGCGATCTTGTGGCCTCGCCTTGGTATCAGGCCCTATGGGGCGACAAAATCACGCTGATCCGCACCGGAGAGGCTGACTTCGAGAATTCGATGCACGGCGGCCGAATGGCCGTGCCGATGGCCAGCATGACGGTCGGCCGCGGCGATCGCGTGATCATCGACGATCCCCATTCCGTCGATACGGCCGAGAGCGACACCGATCGGGCAAAGACGGCGCGGACATTCCGCGAGGCGGTGACGAGCCGCGTCAATGACGCGATGGCCTCCGTGATCGTGGTGGTGATGCAGCGGCTTCACTCCAACGATCTTTCGGGGGTGATCATCGCCCTGGGCGGCTATGTTCATTTCATGTGCCCGATGGAATTCGAGCTGGCCCGGCGCTGCTCGATCCCGGAAATCGGCTTCGTCGATCCGCGCACCGAGGAGGGCGAGCTGCTCTTCCCAGCCCGCTTCCCGAAGGCGGCGGTCGAGCGCGACAAGGCCACGCTCGGCTCCTATGCCGCGGCCGGCCAGTATCAGCAGCGGCCGGTGCCGCGCGAAGGCGGCCTCTTCAAGCGGGGCAATTTCGCCATCGTTGGCGCCGCGCCGGCGAAGGGCATCCGGGTTCGCCGCTGGGATTTGGCGGCCTCCGAGCGGACGCCGGGCACCGATCCTGACTGGACGGTCGGCCTGAAGATGGTCAAATCCGGCGGGGCCTACTATATCGAGCATGTGATCCGCTTCCGTGGTTCCGCGAAGCTGGTCGCGAACACGATCAGGAACACCGCCGAGACAGACGGCAAAGACGTTTACGTTCGCCTTCCCCAAGACCCGGGCCAGGCGGGCAAATCTCAGAAGCTCTCCTTCATTCAAATGTTGGCGGGCTGGAAGGTGCGGATCAGGCCCGAGACGGGCAGCAAGGTTGATCGGGCCGAGCCCCTATCGGTGCAAGCGGAAGGCGAAAACGTCTATCTTGTGAAGGGGCCTTGGAACGAAACCTTTCTGGAGGAGCTGGAGCTCTTCCCCGGCGCGCCACATGACGATCAGGTTGACGGCGCATCGGGCGCGTTCAATGATATTTTGGAGATTGAGGGAATGACAGCGCCGATCATGGCCCCGATCATCGTGACGGCGCCGCGCCCCGATATGGGAAGCTGACGCGCGATGAGCGATCCCGCCGGCCCCCTCAATCCCGACGCCTTCCCGCCCACGCCGGTGCCGAAGCCCGGCGACGCGCCGCTGCCGACGCGCGATCCCTTGATGGACGGCTCCGGCGGCTGGCCGATCCCTGTCATGTCGGCCGGGATGACGTTCTCCGATGTTGGCTCTTCCGGCCTGCGCCAGTGGGGCGGATGGGTCCGGGAAGAATTCCTGCCCCAGCTCGTCGGCCGCCAGGCCGCGCGGACATACCGCGAAATGCTGGACAACTCGCCCACGATCGGGGCGATCAACTTCGCGATCCAGCAATCCATGCGCCAAGTCGAGTGGCGGGTGGAAGCCGCCAGCGACAAACCCGAAGCGCAATTCGGCGCCGAGTTTGTCGAAAGCCTTATGTCGGACATGAGCCACACTTGGAGCGATTTCATCACCGAGACGCTCTCGATGCTGCCCTACGGCTATGCGCCGCACGAGATTTGCTACAAGCGCCGCCTCGGCCCCGATCCCGGCAACGGCCCCGGCGGCAAGCAGCTCCCGCGCTCGAAGTACAAGGACGGCCTGATCGGCATCCGCAAGCTCCCGATCCGCGGGCAGGATACCGTCCTGAAATGGTTCTTCGACACCGATGGCGAAATCCTCGGCATGACCCAGCAGCCATGGGTCGGCCCGCTGATCGACATTCCGATCGAGAAGCTGCTGCTCTTCCGGCCGCGCTCGCATAAGAACAACCCGGAGGGATACTCGATCCTCCGCACCGCCTATCGCCCTTGGTTCTTCACCAAGCGGATGGAAGAGCAGGAAGCGATCATGTTCGAGCGCTTCTCCGGCTTCCCGGTCATCACCATCCCGCAAGAGCTGGTGGAGAACGCGGCGAGCAATGACGAGACGATTGCCGGGCCGGCGCAGGCGGCCATGGCCATGTATCGGCGCATCGTCACCAACGTGCGGATCGATGAGCAGATGGGCGCGCTCCTGCCGAGCACGCCTTACCGGGATGCGGACGGGAAGCCGACGAATATCCCGATGTATGATTTCAAGCTGGTAACGCCGACTGCCGGCAAAGGCTCCGTCGATGGCGACAAGAGTATCGAGCGCTACAAGCTCGATATCATGACCAGCGTCCTGGCCGACTTCCTTTCGATGGGCCATACCTCGCGCGGCGCGCAAAACCTCGCCGAGACGAAGGTCGATCTTTTCTTCCAGGCGATCGAGGGCTGGCTTCAGTCAAACGCCGATGTGCTCAACGATCATTTGCTGCCGCGGCTCTGGCGCCTGAACGGTTTCAGCTACGACACCATGCCGCGCTTCCAGCCCGACATGCCGCAGCGCATCGATCTGGACGGGCTCAGCAACTTCGTCCTCCGCATGTCGCAGGCGGGCGCCCGGCTCTTCCCGGATGACGAGGTGGAGAATTATCTCCGCGACGCCGCCGGCATCCCGGACATTTCGGAGGACTCGCAGGCCCGCTCGATCCTCGACGCCGCTGGCGACGCTGGCGCTGAGGGCGTCGGCGATCAGGGCGCCGGCGATGATCTTCAGAAGATGATCCGCGCCAGCCTGCTCCGCCGCATGGAGAAGCAGGGGTTGATCGCGAAGGCCCGGCCGAAGAAGAAGCTCCGCGGGTACTTCAGGAAAAGTTCCGGTGCCTAGCCTTCTCGCGGCCGAGCATTACCAGCGGCCCGACGATCTTGCGATCCAGATCGCCGAGCAGCGGGAAAGCCGGATCACCAAAGCCATCGCCGCCGGCCTGGCCGCCCTTGGAACTGCCCTCGATCATGCCGATCTCAAGGGCATGATCGCCAGCGGCAACACGATAGGCCTCGCCACCATCCTCGGCGGCCCGGGCGTGGCCGACGCGCTCAAGCAGGCCTACAAGCCGGTCGCCGATACTTTCGTCGATGCGGCCGAAGCTGAGACGGCCGGGAGCCTTGGCGGCTTGGTGGTCTATGATCCTTTGGTCGCCGCCGCCCAGCTCGCCGGCGCACAGCAGACATTCATCGGCTCCATCCTCGGGCCGGCCGCCGATGTGGTGCGGCAGCAGCTCCTTCAGGCCCTTCGCCTGGGCGCCGATCCGGCTGAGATTGCCGGCGCGCTTAAGCAAGTGATCGGCTTGACGCCGCGCGATGCTCTGGCCTTGTCGAATTACCGGCGGATGCTGGAGAACGGCGATCCGCAGGCCCTTGTCCGGGCTCTTCGCGATCCGCGCTTCGATCCGATCGTCCGCAGCATAGTGGACGGCGCGCCGGCCAAGCAGGAGACGGTCGATCGACTGGTTCTGGCCTCGGCCGAGCGGCGCTTGATGTATCGGGCGCAGACGATCGCCCAGCAGGAAAGTTTGCAGGCGGCCGTGGGCGGCATCCGCGACGCCTATGTGCAGGCGGTTGGCGGCGGCCGGCTCCGCGAAAGCGAAGTGACGCGCTTCTGGCAAGTGACGATCGACGAGCGGCTCTGCCCGATCTGCGCCTCGATCCCGCTGCTCAATCCCCGGGGCGTGACTGTCTTCCAGCCCTATATGAGCGCGGACGGCCCGATCATGGCGCCGCTCGCGCATGTCAACTGCCGCTGCTCGGAAAAGTATGTGACCGATCTTTCCCGGGTTTCTGCCAATCCCTTCACCGGCGCGCCGGCGCCAGGCGTTCGCCGCCCGGCACAGCTCCCGCCGATCCAGCTTCCCGCGATCCCGTTCTAGTTTTCCCGAAAGGAAACCCCATGCGCCTCCTCAAGGCCCTCGCGGTCCCGTTCCTGTTCGCCTTCGCGCTGCTGGCCAGCTCGCCGGCGATGGCCGACAACAACTGCTCGGGGAAGAATTCCGACACGCCGCTTTTGACGATGACGGCCCAGCTCGCCGCCACGCTGCATTCCGCCGATCAAACCAACTGCTCGGTGCGCGGCGGCATCTTCATCGTCGATCTGACCACGATGACCACCGCCACCGTCACCGTGACGATCGAGGGCAAGGATGCGGCGAGCGGCAAGTATTACACGCTCCTCGCCGGCGCGGCGCAGACCGGAACCGGCACGATCGAAATGGTGGTTTACCCCGGCGTGGTTGTTGCCGCCAACACGGCCGCGAATTCGCCTCTCCCGCTGACATGGCGCGTCACGGTGGTGGTAGCCAACAATGCCGGCACCGCCCATGTCACCGGCACAATCGGCGGCTCGGTTCTGAATTGAGCGCTCGCTCTTTCGCCCAGCTCGTAAAGGACATTTCGGCGGCCTCGGTGCATGTCGATACCGCCCTCGGCAACGGGGGCAAGAAGAAGGCGCGCTCATTCACGGAGCTGAAGACGGGCATCGCCAAGCGCGATCTCCAGCCGCACGATGAGAGCACCGCGAAATCGCCCTTCCTCTACGATCCCAACGCCCTGGGCTCGCTTCGCCCCGATCAGGTTCCGCGCTTCTTCGGCGCGCTGACCGATAGCGAGAAGCTTCCGCAGGTCGAAGTGCCGCTCGATAGTCTCCATGCCATGCAGGATCGCGTCGATCCGGTGAAAGTGAAGGCGATCCAAGATAGCGGCGTTGCGGCTGCGAAGCTCCCGGTGGTGGTGCGCCATGCCGGCAAGAACTATATCGGCGACGGCCATCATCGCCTCGCCGCCCAATGGCTCAATGGCGAGACAACCGCCTCGGTCCGCTTCAAGGATTTGGAGCCCGTCACCAATGTGCTCAAGGGGATTTCGATCCCCTTCAAGCTGGCGAAGGCGGTCGAGGATCAGCAGCTCCTCTTCGGCTGGGCCTCCGTGATGACCAAGGGCGGCGAGCTCATCATCGACAAGCAGGGCCACGCCATTCCGCCCGAGGAAATGGAGCCCGCTGCCTACAACTATGTTTTGAACTCGCGCCTTCAGGGCGACATGCACGATCAGATTGGCGTCGGCCGGCTCGTCGAAAGCATGATGTTCACGAAGCAGAAGCAGGACGCGCTCGGCATCGACCTCGGCATGGAAGGCTGGTGGACCGGCTTCAAGGTGGACGATGCCGATGTTTGGGCGGCCCACAAGCGCGGCGAGCGCGCCGAATTCTCGATCGGTGGCTCCGGCCACCTCATCCCGGCTGGAGCCTGAAAATGATCGACTTCAAGAAGATCGCCCACCATATCCTTCGCAATATCGTGGTGAAGGAAGTCTCCAGCGTCACCCGCGGCGCCGGCGAAGGCGTCAAGGTCATGCTGAGCAAGAAGGCCAAGACCGTCCCGGCCGAAGTGACGGCCTACATGAAGCGCATCGACGCGCACGGCATGTTCCCGATCGAGAAGGCGGCCGATCTGCCGCTCGCGGTGCAGGGCTACGAGCTGGTCAAGGCCAAAGCCCGGCCGGCGATCAAGAAGCACATCATCGAGCGCGCGGCCGTGCTCAAGCTGGAGCTGCCGGAAGCCTGGCGCGTCGATCGCGCCGCCTTCGTCAAGGCCATCGAGGCGCCGATCGCCAAGCTCTTCCCCGAGCTGGGCGGCGATGGGAGCGCCCTTGCGGCGGCGATCGCCAAGGATGTGGGCGCCGGCGATCCCGAGGAGGCGACGCTCTTCGATGACGCGCTGAAGGCGAAGGAAATCAGCCAGGACTTTTACACGGAGTTCTGGGAAGCGACGGACACGCTCCGGGAATCGATCTGCTCGATCCTGTGCGACGATGCCGCCGACAAGGAAAAGCTGATCGAGGAAACCATCGAGCAGTTTGCAGACCATCTAAAGGGCGTCATGCCCGACGAGATGAAGAAGGCCCTGGCCGCTGGGATCGCGGAGAATGCTGACGGAGTTCACAACATGGAAGCGATCAAGAAACTGCTGGGGCTCCCCGCCACGGCGACCGAGGCCGATGTTCTGAAGGCGATGGCCGAGAAGGAAGAGGCCGACAAGAAGAAGGGCGCCGAGGGCAAGGTCGAGAAGATGAGCGACAAGCACGCCGACTTCATGGGCAAGAAGGGCGCCAAGATGCCGAAGGGCGGCAAGGATGCCTTCCAGGCCATGTCGGCCGCCGAGCGCGACAAGCACATGTCCGACAATCCCATGGACGATGACGATGAGAGCGTCGAGAAGATCAACAAGTCGATCGCCGCCGGCAACGCCTTCCGGGCGGAAGACGGCACGGTGCTCACGAAGGCCGATTTCCCCACCGAGAACGGCTTCAATTTCGCCAAGAGCCAAGCCGCCAAGATCGCCAGCCAGGCGGCCGATATCCTGAAGCGCGACGAGGCGGCCGCCGTGGCCGACTTCACCAAGCGCGCCACGGACATGGGCTTCACGGCCGATTTCGGCGAGACGCTCCGCAAGGCCTTCACCGGCGATGCGGTGTCGATCGGCAAGCTCGAAACCGAGATCAAGGCGATGCGCGAGCAGATCCGCGTCGGCAAGCTTTTCGGCGAGAGCGGCTCCAACGCCCAGACCGGCGGCAAGGGCTACGATCAGCTCATGGCCAAGGCCAAGGAGCTCCAGGGCATCGAGAAGGGCCTGACCATCGATCAGGCCTTCGCCAAAGTGTACGAGACGCCGGCTACTTACGGCATGGCCGAGGCTGTGGCGCTCTACAAGAGCGAAGTCGGCCGCCCCTCCTAGCCTGCGCCTGCGGCGCGGGCTTCCCGGCCGTCCATTTCCGAAACAGCAAAACCCAAGGAGTTCACCATGGCCACTGAAGGCCCTCTTCTGCACGATGGCGGCCAGCGCGTCGCCGGCACCGATCTTTCCGCGAAGCAGTTCTTCGCGGTGGTGCAATCGACCACTGACCGGCAGGTCATTCTCGCCAGCGCCGCCGTTGGCATTTCCGGCATCCTCCAGAACCAGCCGCTCGCCGGCCAGGCTGCGGATATCGGCTTCGTCGGCATCACGAAGGCCCAGATCGGCACCGCAGGCGTTGTCGCCGGCGATGCCCTTCAGGTCGAGGCGGCCAGCGGCAAGCTGATCACCAAGGGCGCCGGCGTACAGGTTGGCGTCGCTCTCGAAGCTGCGGCCGCCGGCACGCTCGGCACCGTCATGCTGACCGGCCCAACCGCCTAAGCCTTTCGCCATCCGAGGGAAGCCCGGCTGATCCCAGCCGGGCGATCCCCTCTCAATAGCTGCTGAAGGGCAGCGCTCCCAGAAAAGATCGGAGTACGACTATGCCGCAACCAACACAGGGCGCTGTCCATATTGACGCAGCGCTATCGATGATCGCCACCGCCTATCTTCAGAAGGC